GATAGCAGAGGATATATCCAGATGCTGAAGTTCAGACCTATCATCTGTTTGATCGTCTGAGTATCTGCCCGTCTTGTCACCTGATCTGCTCCTTTGTACCAGACCTCGAAACTCTTTGCCCGACTGTCGGGATATCCGATAAACGGCCTGATCTGGAATTTCACGTATGTTGGCGCTGCAGCTGAGTACCAGTTAAAAGTCTTCCAGCCCGAGAAAACCTTTCGCTCTCCTTCCGGGGTGTCGAGTATGAAAGCAATCCCGAGCGAATAATCGGCTCCGGTAGTGTAATCGTCATAATCCGGGTTTATCATTCCGTATAGCGATGTTCCGGGGAAAAGCTTGTTGGTGATGTTGCCAAGAAATATGCGCTGGTTGTACGGGTAGAGGCTTTCACCATAAAGACGGTGGGGCGAAAGATTCCCGGGAGTCATTACCTCACTTGATGAAATTAGCGATGTGTCTGTCGATTCAGCAGCAGTCCAGGAATCAGCCGTCAGATTCTCCAGCGAGACCTTTACCAGGCTGAAATAATTCAGCTCCTCGGCAAGCCAGCTGTACATCAAAGAGGGACTCCAGTCATCCGGCATCGTCCGGCTGTAATACGTGTCCCAACTCATATAACCGGTAATCCTTTCTGTCAGCAACCGGTGATTGGTAACATAAACATTCAGACTCTTGATGATGCCCTTGTACTGAGCTTTCAGGGTGGTCAGATCACCGGAAGGAATATTGATCTTGTACTGCAGCTGATAACCAGTGAACTTGGAATAAATACCTATGCCGTCACCACTATTGACATTGTGTTTCTTGGCATCTATCCTGCTCACATACACATACTGCGGAACAGAATGATTAACCATGCTCCCGTCAAAAAGCTCAAAACAAAATCTTACCATGTACCTGCCAATAAGATACCCTTTCTGACTGAGCCTCATCATCTGGTCCTGCCCCAATCCGGCAATAGCCAAATCCCCGGCTTCATTACTCCATGCCGTCTGCTGATAAACCTCCTCATCATTGGTGCTCTTTGTTACCGACTGAACGGTGACTAAGGGCATATCCGGTAGCAGCAATTCAAAATCCTTGTAACTGTCACTATCGTAATCAAACAAAAAAACAACAGTTTTTTTCTCGCTGACTATCGAAACAGTTATCGCCTTCCCGAGTGCCCCAAACTTTATATCACCGGATACTGCCCTGAAAGTGAGGTTTTGCGTTGTCGGACTGCCGTTCTCGTAAATTGTGTATGCCAGGTTTCCCGAAACAACACCCCATAACACGTAAATGGTTTCAGAAATATTGTGCCGGAATAATACCTTGAAAGGAGGACTCGTAAGACGAACTTTCCTCGGTACCGGCCTGAGAGCTCCACCAGTGTAACGGAGATTTATCAATTCATGCAGTGCTCCATCCTGCAGGGATTCTATCGGTAAACGGTTAATCGTTCTCAACGATATCGGCTGGCGTAATGTCTTTAGACTCATCTCCTTCATTTATTACTTGTTGATTGAAATAATTCACGATATTGACGTTCTTCGGAACCGGAGGTACATCTCCCCTGGGGTCCAGCGTCTTTGTGGCATCATTGACTGTCTTGAGCGCCTTCTGCAAAATATCTACATTAACTAACTTCGGAATACGCTTCTTGAGTTGCTTTACAATCAACTCCTGAACGTCCATAAGCTCACCCTGGATTTTTAACTTGCGCTCAAGCATCGAGTTGAGATTCTCAGTGATCTCTGCCGGAAGAACAGGCACCCGACCGGCTACCTCATCAATCTTGCATCCTCTGAGTAGTTCAATGTCCTTGGTTTTCTTGTACCTGAAAAGCGATCTCTCACTTATCCCCTCCTGCCGGGCTGCCTGCGAGAACGACATACCCTCGTTGACAACAAACCATAAGGCCCTTAATGCCTGTTGCTCCGAAATTGCGTTTTCCTGTGCCATATTATTAATCTAAAATTTTGTAGAACCAAAATTTCTACAAAGGTTAAAGTTATTCCATGAGAAAACATTATAATTTATCACGAATTGCTGATAATTTATCACATTACGAAGGATTTTATAGATTAAGTTTACACTAAATTTTGAGAGCAATATTTGAGTAATCATAGAAATTTAATTTAAATTTCAAAATTATGTTAGGATTAGCACTCGCAGCAGGCTCGGCAGCCCTCGGTACATGGGCCAAGATAAGAGAGGCAGCCAAGATGAAAGAGGCCAGGGCAGACCTCGAAAAACGCAAACAGGAACTCGATATGGAATATATGAAGGACGTGAACCTCGACTACCTCAACACACCCCAGGCTCAGTCGGCACTGTCAATGCTGTCCAAAAAGTACATCGAGAACGTTAAAAGAGTTAACCAGGGAGCCGTCATAAGCGGGAGATCACCTGAGAATACTATCGCTGCTACAGAGGAGCTGCAGAAACCCTATACCGAAACCCTGTCACGTCTTGCAGGCTATGGTCAGCAACGCCAGGATGCACTCAAAAGCTCGTTCTGGCGAAGGGAAGATAGTCTCAATGACCTCATCTACGGAACCAAGGTCGGAGAGGCTCAGTCATGGTCCAATATGGCAGAGAACGCTGGTAATGCAGTTGGGGCTTTCACTATGATGGATGCCTACGGCGAGGACCGCTCTGGATTATTCAAAAACCTGAAAAACCGCAGGGTACTCAGAGGAGCAGGGAAGATTCCCGGGAACTCGGCATTTCCCAATTTGGCTCCCACATTCAACACATCAACTCTCAAAAATTAATATCAATGACCGATAGTGGCGAATATAAGGACAAGTATTTCGAGGAGAAGTTTCGGGGAGTCGAAAAAGGATTCGAGAATATTGACCGGTCCCTGGGTGAGATAAAGGACCTGATCAGCATGAAAGCTTCTGCCGGTGCAGTACATCGACTGGAACAGAGAATATCTAACCTCGAACAGGCACATATACCATGCGCCTCTGTCGTTCTGGTACAGAAAGAGGTAAGCGATATGAAAGATAAGTTCGTCATGAAATCGGACTTTGATAAACTCAAAAGTGATGTGGACCCCATCAAGATTGCAACCGAGAGTACAGTGTTCTTTCATAAGCACCCCAAACTATTCAAGATGGTGCTTATAGGAGCTTTTGTACTGCTACTTATCTCTGCAATAGGGCTTATGCCATCATGGTTTATGTGGAAAAGATGGAAAGCAGACATGAGAGTAATTGAAGCTCAGAGAACCGAACAGCCAAAAACTGAAACACAAAAATAATATGGCAAGAGAGGACCTTAATGCCCCCTTTTCTTCGCTCATTGACTGGAGTAAAGAAGAATCGGCACTGGAAGCCGAGAAAGGCCGTAAACAGAATATCCAGAAAAGGATAATGAAAGCCAATGCCCTCGGCGAAGCCTTCCGTCTTATATCCGAGGGTATAGGGAAATCAAGAGGCTCCAATGTTGTCGCTCGAAATACAAATCCTTTCGTGCTTAACGCAGTTTCAAATTATGCCAAGGCCGATGATGAATATATGGGCCGTCTGGAAAACCTCAAAACCAAAAAGCTCGCTCTCGGACAGGCCGATATCCAGTACAAGATAGGACAGGAGCAGACTGCAGAGGCAAGGAACTTCGCTGCCGGGCAGGCTGAGAAACAACACTCATGGAAGGCCCAGGATGAACTTGATCAACTCGCCCGGGAATACGACCTTCTGGAGTTCAAGTACAAGGAGGAAGGCAAGCTTGCTGAGGCCGAGGGTGCCCGGAAAAATAAATTGCTTGCACAGCAGGCCAAAGCAGCTATCGAGGAATACCGGGGAAAGAAAGAGGTCGATATGAACATGACCTCTAAAGGACCAAGTACAGCCCGGAGAAACAAAGACGATCTGCAGGTAGATTCACCGGAAACCGGAGTAAGATATTTCTTCGATCAGGGCCAGTGGAGCGCAGCCGTTAACCTCATCCGGGGTAATAAAACTAAATACGACCGGTCACTGCCGGACGTTATCAGGGATATCCTTGACAACAAAAAACCAGACCCTACAGCATTGGCAACAGCCCTGAGGGATAACTGGTCAGTAGCCAAATATGCGCTACCCGAATATGCTACCGAACTGCAGAAGGCACAATTCGAGAACATGGCATCAGGAGGAACCGGGGCACTTGTACCAGGCTTCGGGCAACCCCCACAATCAGGCACTCCCGCTCCACAATCCCCCACCGGAACCCAAAAGGACCTCAGCGACCCTGATAAACTACAGCTCAAAGCTGACATTATGGGAGTACTGCAGTCAAATTATGGAGAAGCAAAAAAAACCACTCAGATATCGAGCATGATCAAACAAAGATATAAAGCACAGGGCATCAATAAACCTATCAGCGAAATCAATGAGGAAGTAGTACTCATTATGAGCGACTGGAAGGATTATGTTAAAGGCCTGGGCTCAACTGTGGCAAAATAATCTCCTATGACAGTACAAGACGTAGAACAGAACAAACCGAAAACAAAATCTGTACTTGGATTACCTTCATTTGCTGACCTGGATAGTTATAAGAAAACAGGCCAGTTCACTCCGGGTGCCGATACCTACGTGCAGAGCGAGGAAGACCGGTTAAAAGAAGAAGAATTCCAGAAAAAAGGTGCGCTCGGTAAGATGTGGACCGGACTGCAGCAGTTCTGGTATGGTAATCTTGCTGGTCTGCAGTATGGAGGAGTTGAACTTGCACCAATACTGACAAAGATTCCTGCAGTGGCACTCGGCGCACGTATGCTTGGTAAAAACCGTCAGGAGGTTGAGGACGCTCTTATTGCCAGCGAGGTCTATAAAGACAAAGCCCGGGAAAATCTCGATAAAGCTAATGCTATTTATGGTCATGGTTTCTGGAATGAGGTTGGTAAAGCTGCGCCTTTTGTGGCATCGGCCCTCGCATCAGGAGGATTGGGACTTGCAGGCGAAGCTGCAGGTTCGGTTGGTATGGCAGCAACAGGAACAGCCCTCAGGGGAGCAGCAACCTTAGCTTCCGAAGGAACCCTGGGCGCATTGCTCGGCTCTACATACGGCTCATCACTCATGGAGAGTGATATGTACGAGGAAATGACAGGCAAACAAGTTCCAGTCTTTCAGAAACAGGCAGATGCACTTGTTTCTACAGCAGCTATGATGCTGGCATTCCGTCTTGCCGGGTCAAGTGTAAACAAGATCGGAGATGCTTACAGTAATGTGATGAAGAACGTCCTGAGGGATAACCCCGGACTCACATCAAGCCTTGTCGGAAGATTTATTGCCGAAACACCCGGAGCAGCTGCTAAACTGATGGCAATAGGCAAGCAATCCGCAGCCGAAGGCCTGAAGGTCGGAGGTGGTATGGGACTTATGACCCTCACCGATGATTTTCTGAAAAATTTGGAGAAATATCCTGAAGACAGACTGGCATTTAGCGAGATCGTTAAAAATACTGTAACGTCCTTTAAGTCCGGTGCTTTTCTTGGTGCCATGATAGGTCCCGTATCAGCAGGTATAGGCGAGGGTTATCATTATTTCCGGCGCAAACAGAACGGAGTAAACCTTCTGCAGACTGCCGATGGCAAGGTGTATGAGAAAGTTGCTGATAAAGACGCAGAGACCTACACCGTTATCGACAAGAACCTCCGGCCTAAGGATATCAAAAAGAGTGAGGTTATTGATCAGGTAAACATGACAAAACCCGAACTCGATCAGGCCCTGGACGCCTATCGTACTAATTCCGATGCACTCCCCAAGATCGAAGAAGGTATCTATACCAATTATGCTAAAAAATCGGCACAGGACCTGGCAAGACAGATAACGACCTTTGACGACAAGGGTAACGCAGCTATCGTCTTTATGACCGATAAAGATGGTCATACATACTTCCAGAAAAAACTATCGATGCTCAGCGATGGTATGTATGCTATTGTTGGCCGGGTAGAGAAAAACCCCGAGACAGGCGAGCTGGCTGTCAAAGATCAGATGGTCAAGATAACCGACCAGCAGGGCAAAATGACAAACGGTTGGCAGATATCCGGTACTGCCACTCCCGATGAATTCGTTCAACGTGGAGTTGACGCTTACCGGGCTAAGAAAGGATGGATACCCGGAATACCTGGCGAGGAACCTGTTAAAGATGATAAAACCGGTATGCCACTGGACCCTGTTACACGTCAGCAACAGGAAGATGCAGCCCGGAAAGTAGCCAAGGAAGGTGATAAAATAACCTACCAGGGCCGGGAATTCGAGGTAATGGGTATTGGCTTTGATGGGAGTGTTAAGGCAGTTGAACTCAAGGACGGAGATCCCATCGGCGAGTATATCGAGATCAAACCTGACCAGGTTGATCAGATCAATGACAAGAAGTTTAAGGAACCAACCGAGGACTTAATACCTGCCGAAGGTGCGAAAGTAAAACCGGGAACGCCAGTCTATCTGAAAGACGGTGTGCCGGTCAGTAAGGGAGAGATCAAAGGAGTGATGTCACTGGCTACCGATCTGGAACAGACAGCCGGATATACCTGGGAGAACGACAAGGAACTTGATAAACTGAAGAAAAAGAAATTTCCTGATAGCGTTCAGAACTGGTTCATTGATGGTAAGGAAGTAACCCCTGATGAGGTTCGTGGAGCAATCTCAGTTATCCGTACTCTTAAGGATGCAGCAAGAATAAAAATTCAGCATGACCCTGAACTTGAGAAACTACTGGCTGATAAGATCGCACTGATCACACCCGTAGAGAAACCAAAGGAAGTCACCCCTAAAGTCACCCCTGCCAAAGTGGTGACTAAAGAACCCGGAAGGGCCCCTGGTTTGGAAGTTCCAGGAGGACCGCAGGCAGGGGGCGCAAGTGAGACGGCACCCCCACCTGTTTCCGAGGAATTTCATGGAGAGGGAGTATGGGCTGGTAACAAGAAAGCAAAACCTGTTTCCAAAGACTGGAAAATGACCAGAGAGGAATTCTGGAACCTGCCGGAGAATCAAAAAATATACGGCAAACTTACTGGCAAGGACAAAGACGCATTTCTTTCGCTACATAAAATTGCTGTCGAGGAAGCAATCAAAGAAGGTAAACCTGTTCCGAAGGAAGTACTGGCAGAGTATCCTGATCTTAAACCATCTGAGAAATATCAACTCAATGATATGACTTTCGATACCAAGGATGAGCTGTTTGAGTACCTGGATGAGAACGCTGTCAATGAGAATGGGACCCGGAAGGTTGACTTTCTGGAACATAAAGCAGGCCTGCCGGAACCTAATGTAATCAAAGCTATCAACGAATGGTCGAAAAAATATCCTGTTACGACCAAACCTATTGAAGAAAAACCGACAGAGGTAACACCTGAACCCATAGGAATTAGCCCGGAGAATGCAGTTGAGGAACTAAAAACAACTCCGGTCTATCATGGTACTTTCGCAAATTTTGAGAAGTTCGACCCCGAGAAACTTGGTACATCGACAGGTGCGGCATCCGCAAAACAAGGATTTTTCTTTGCTACCAATCCGACAATAGCAGCAAGTTACGCATCAAAAACCCGTAAGAGAATTGATGAGATTAAGCCGGAGATGGATAAACTGCATAAGGAAATTACAGACCTTACTGGTGATACATGGATACAGGCTGCTCATAAACTCATTCAGTTAGAGGTAAATAAAACACCAGCTTATTCTCCTATTACCAACGGAAAGGTCCGGGATATTCTTGATAAACTAACTGCACTGGAAGATGAACTACAGAGTTTCGATGAGACCTGGATGAATGATCAGGTCGAACTCGCCGATGAAGGAAATCTAAAGAAGGTTTATCTTGATATCAAAAATCCTTTCATAAAAGACTACGAGGGGTCTGACTTTAGGGATGAACCTTATGCCAAAGTTATTGCTGATGCAAAGGAAGCCGGTCACGATGCTGTAATATTTAAGAATACATTTGATGGAGGCGACCCTGCAGGTAATCTTTACCCAACAGATGTTATTGTTGTATTCAGTGCAGACCAGATAAAGACAGAACCTGTTTCTACTGATGTTATCGAAGGTGGACTCAAGTCAGCTGACGAGATCGCTGGTGAGATCGAGGAGGCACGTAAGGATGTTGAACCGGCACCAACAGAAGGCCAGAAAGAGGCCGGGAACTATCCTAAAGGTCATATCTCTGTGCTTGGTATGGATATCTCGATAGAAACAGCCAAGGGAGGAATCCGTTCCGGTACTGATCGCAGTGGTAAAGAGTGGAGTATCGAGATGAAGAATGACTATGGTCATATACTCGGTACCGAAGCTGCAGACGGTGATCTGCTTGATGTATTTATAGGGGAAATAAAGCCCGATCAGAATATTTACATAATCGACCAGGTTAGGCCCGGGACAAAGATTTTTGATGAACATAAGGTCATGCTTGGATTCGATAACGGTAAGGTAGCCAAGGATACCTACTTGTCTAATTACGAGGAAGGATGGACCGGATTCGGAGCTATGTCGGTCATGCCGATAGAGCAGTTCAAGAATTGGGCCTTTACTAAAGGGACCTATACCGCTTTAGGTACTAAAAGACTGAACCAGCCACTTTCCAAGAGTATATTGCCAAGAACTTCCGAAACGGAAGAAACGGAAGAAACGGAAGCACCTACAGGACCAACTCCGGCCGTTATCGAGGGCATGGCCAAGATAAAAGAACGGGAGAAACTGGACCGTCAGAGGGCTGTTCAGGAAAATAAGTTATTCCAGGAACAAAAAACGAGGTTACTGGATGATCTGATCAAGGCTGAGGATATACTGCTTGGTAAAAACAAGAAGTTTGTACGTGAACACGAATCAGAGTATCCTGATAAAATGAAGGATTCGATGATTGTTTCTCAGTATGAATATAAGATCGAGGAACTTCCTGAGAACATCAAGGCTAAACTCAGCAAGCTTGGAATCAGGGTTAAGGATGGCAAACTGGTTATTGATATCTACAAGGATGGAACTGTTGAGGTTGGCGATCTCCGTAAAGCAATGGAGATCATTGATAAAGGATTCCCAAAACGTATCACTGAACGCAGGTTGCTTGAAGGCCCAAGTAAACCAAAAGGAAGACAGATCAGGGCAATAGCAGAGTCTCTTGGAAGTCTTGAGGAAGCTCAGCGAAGGGTTAAGGCTGCTGAACAGAACATAAAAGAGGCTAATACTCCCGGACTAAAGAAGATTATGCAGGAATATCTGGATGAGGCCAAAACTGTTCTGGCTGAGGCAAAAGATATCGACTATGAAGGTATAGCTCTCAAAACAAAGATCAGTGGCGATGAGGAGTTTCTTGATCTTTTTGAGCGGATATCAGATCGGATATATTTCTACGACCTAAACAAGGCAGCTCTTTACGAGATAATTGAAAAGAACAGACCAGCTGAGTTGACTGTAGAAAGCGTACTTCCGCTTATTGTTCAAAACAGACTTGATGAGAAAAGTCAAACCCTGGACGAAAGAATTAAGGAAGTTAGTGACGAGATTCAGAATAAGGAATCGGAACTCACCGAGAAATTTGGACATAAGGATGGTAAAGGCCTGCGCAAACCAAAGAACAACCGGGAGGAATATGATCTTCGTTATCTCAATAGTGCAATCAACCGATTAATAGCAGAATTAGAGGACTTAGAAACCGTAAAACCCAAGTTAAATGTCAAAGGAAAAACTGAAGAACCAATTCGACCGGCTGGTCCTGAAAGAGGCAAGGGAACAGAAGATATCATACCCGGAGGCACAGAAACGGCTCCTGAACCGACTCCGCCAAAAGGTCCTGCGCCAGAATTCGCAGGAGAAACTGTAAAATATATTCCGCATGACGAGTGGGACAAGAATCTCATTAAAGCCAGAATGTATGCTGCCAAAGGTGGGTTGTTCGACCCCGATGAGCTTGCTATACTTGGTAAAGAGCACTGGACCGATCTTGATTACCTGGTAAAGGCTATCAAAGCAAAGCTCGGGGAACCGGCATTTGTCGGCCCTCCGCAATGGGATGAATTAACAAAACATCTGAAAGCTATACCTGGGATGAATACCGAGGCAGCCAAGGCCTATGATATCTATTTCAAGAATGGCACCATAACTGACCCTCAGAATTTCCGAATACACCTTATGAGCAGGGTGAATCCTATTATTACTGACTATTGGGTTAATCATTTCCAGCAGCTACGCAAGGATTACGGACCTATCGAGATAACCGCAGATGTTATTGAGAAAGTCACCGATATGCTGCAGAAACAGTTCCTGCCTCAGTACAAGACGATGGGAGAGCTGATTCAACAAATTAACCAGGAGAATATTTCACAGTTAATGAGTGGTGGTCGTGCCGGAGTGTTGAAACCGGAATCTGAGGTTAAGCTTGAAGCATGGAGCCGGTATATAAACCAGTTCGCAAAACCGACTGAGTTTGCTGGAGAGAAGATCGAGACCGTTCAACCCCAGGTAAGTGTTAAGGAACTTTCTTTGACACACAGGATTCCTATTGGAGCCGAAGGATATGATTATCCGAACAAAGCATTGGAACCAGTTATCAAACGTGATGTGACTGCGTATGCCAAGGAAGTAGGCCGGGTACTTGGTTGGGAACATGAGACTGATAAGAAAGGGAAGATCGTTTATTCTCATGTAAATCTTCCACCTGCAGGTGGCGAGGCTACGTTCAAGTTATTCAAGCCAGGAAGCGATATAGGAATTTATGTCAAGATTCCTTATGAACCAACCGAGATACTTCCATCAGGAGAATATGGAAGTATTTATTCAATCCAAGGCACCTTAGAAAAGCAGGGTTTTGGGCCCATCTTGTACCGACTCACCAGCAGGTCAACCGGGAAAGATAATGCTAATCACTGGATTGGGGTTGTCGATGCCGGGGAGATGGCCAACCAGATCAGGAAACTTGCTGAGTCATTTGAGAAAGCCACTCCCGAGGTGATCGCTGAAAAACCAATGACAGCTGAGCAGAAGATCATAGAGCAGAATAAAAAAACCCTGCCTAATATGAGCATCGGGCGGAGGGGAGCAATAGCCTATAAGTCTATCCTTAAAGCAATACCTATCCTTCCGCAGCTCAAACCTGGCGACTATTACAGGTCTGGTGAGAGAGGAGATGCTATAATGCCGTTCTCGATAGAGGCAGTGCCAATAGAGGCCGGTCAGAGGATATTCCCGGACCCGGACGCATATATTCTGACTCTTGCCCATACTTACGAGCAGATGGGTGATCTGATGTGGGACCCAAGGATAGATGTTGCTGTTTATCCTGCTTATGGAATTGTGATACCGGTATATTATACCATGAGTGGCCTTGGAATTGCAAGGGAGTATGTTGTTGATGGTAAGATCGATGAAAAAGGCATGAACGATACTTTTGCTTTCATCCCTCAATGGATGAATAACATCGTGGCCCAGGGAAGATCAATAACCGGCGAAAATAAGGAGAAGATTCTGCCTGATCTCGAATATGAACAGAGACCGATAACAGACCGGGAAATCATAAAGGTTCCAAGTGCAGAAGATTGGACATATACCGGTGGAAAGGTAATCTCAATAAAGGATACCCCTATCGGCACTGAATATAAAGTCCGATATGATATACCAGGGAAAGGATCATACACAGCTGCGTTTTATTCAGATAATAAAAACCTGCAGATTCCTGAGGCATTCGAGACAGACGCAGAACTGGAGGCCTTTAGAAGCTCCCTGGTATCTGATACAAAAGAGCCCAAGAGCCCACAGGACAGGCTTGTCGATATGGTCAAAACCGAACTCGAAGCAGGCCAGAAGATCACTAACACACCTCAGCTGGTTAAGATAGCAGAGGCAGCCGGAATGAAGATAGGCGAACATTATACTGATATCAAAGAACTTTACGATATCGCATCTCTGGCACTTAACAGGTATATCAACGAGGTTGGTGAAAGGTTCAATCCTTTCAGGATGGACCAGGCTCAGGCTAAGAATATTGTCGAGGAACTGATCAACCTGCAGGACCTGCTCCCTACCGAAACTCAAAGATCGAGAACACAGGTAGAGCTGCAGCAATACAGTACGCCTCCGGCACTGGCTTTCCTCTCGAACTGGATTGCCGAGGTAGGCCCGGGAGATACTATGCTCGAACCATCAGCAGGTGAGGGTAACATAGCAATATTCGCAAAGAATACCGGTGCCAGGGTGGTAGTCAATGAATACGACCAGAACCGTATTAATCTCCTGAAGATGCTCGGCTTTGATAAGATCACCAAGGAAGATGCCAAGTATGTATTTGCCGTCAATTCGCTGAAATCGGACAAGATCACTGTTGTTGTGATGAACCCGCCTTTCTCGAAAGATGTTGCTCTTGGTGGGAAAATGGACCTTCATGGAGCCGAGAAACATATCTCAGGTGCGCTCAAGAAGCTGGAACCTGAGGGTAGGCTGGTAGCCATTGTTGGCAAGGGTATGGGGTTTGATAGCCCTACTCACCGGGAATGGTGGGATAAGATCAAGAAAGGTTATAATGTAAAGGCCAATATCCTCATCTCCGGTGATGCCTACGCTAAGAAAGGAACCTCCTTTGATAACCGGCTGGTTGTAATAGACAAAACCGGTGAAACCCCTCAAAATGCGGTAATTTTGACAGGATATGCCGAAAACTACTCAGATTTAACAGATTTATTAGCTCAGATTCCAAATAAAGTTCGTAATTTTGAAAGAGATGAAAACGTTACTGGATATAGCAAGGGAAAAACTGCACCAGTTTCACGCCCCGGCGAACCCACTGGTCCCGGTCCTGCCACAACTGATGTTGGTGGTATTCAACGAGGAGACACCGGACAACCTGGACCTATCGATATACGACCGGCAGGAGATGGAAAACCAGATACAGGACCTTCTGACATCAACAGACAAGGCGGTACTCAACTGGCTAAACCTGGTGGACCAGGACAGGTCGGAGGAGGTATCTCAAAAACTGGAACAGGCGGGGACAGTCGAAAGGGTAAGGCAGGTCCTGGTAGAGGAGGTATTGTTCGAGGCAATGCAGGACCGACTGGAGGACTTCCCGAACAATACAAGAATAAGCCCGGCGGAGAAATACCGGGGAGAGGCATTTCTGTAGTTCGCTTACCTAAAAGCGAGGCCCATAACCTCACCAATAGAGGTTATGATAAATACACACCAGAAATTACCATTGAAGGAGCTAAAGATCACCCGACACCACTTGTCGAGTCTTCTGCTATGGCATCTGTACCACTTCCAGAGACAGACTACTCACCAGCACTTGCAAAATCAACAGTAGATTCAGGAGCATTAAGCAGCGCTCAACTTGAGGATATCATACTTGCCGGTAATGCAAATGAACAGATATTACCATCGGGAGAGCGTAGGGGATTCTTCCTGGGTGCCGGAACGGGATACGGTAAAGGACGTACAATAGCCGGAATTCTTCTCGATAACTGGAACAAGGGTCAGACTAAAGGAGTATGGATTTCTATAAATGATAAAGCTCACAGAGATAGCCCTGACTACTGGACAGCAGTTGGAGGCGATGAAAAGGTATTGATCAAGACTACTCCCAATGCTAAAGGACCTATAAAGATCGAGAAAGGGATATTATTAACAACCTACGGGACCGTAAGATCAAAATTTAATCCTAAACTCCGAAGGACCGAGGATGATCTGAAAAACTATTTCTCAGAACCATTTACAAGCAGGGTTCAGCAACTTGCTCAGTGGCTTGGCAGGGATTTCAGTGGTGTGATAGTTTTTGATGAAAGTCACAATATGGCAAATGCCATATCAACAAGGGGAACGAGGGGTCGTAAGAAACCATCAAATACTGCTCTTGCTGGTATGGAATTACAACGTATGCTACCCAATGCAAAGATCATCTATTCATCAGCAACAGGAGCAACGGAGGTTTCAAATCTTGTGTACGCTCAAAGATTAGGACTTTGGGGTGACGGTACTGCCTTTGAGAAAGCAGATGATTTCATAAATGCCGTTGATACAGCCGGGGTATCCGGTATGGAGATAATATCAAAGGACCTCAAATCAATGGGACTCTATACTGCTAAGACTCTTTCTTTTGATGGGGTTGAATATGACACCCTCAGGCATAATCTGGTCCCTGCACAGGTGAACCTTTATAACCAGGTAGCCGATGCCTGGCAGATAGTATTAAAAAATATTAATGCTGCCATAGAGGTTAATGAAACAAGCAAGGAAGCCAAGGCTGCAGCAATGTCAGCTTTTTGGGGTGCTCATCAGAGGTTCTTTGGCCAGATCATCAATGCGATGCAGATGCCGACTCTCATCAAGGATATTCAGAAGAATCTTGATGAAGGTAATGCGGTTGTAGTTCAGCTTGTGAATACAAATGAGATGCAACTCGAAAGAGCCCTCGCAGAAGCAAGAGAGGAATCAGAAGGAGAACTCGATCTTGAGGACCTGGACCTTTCGCCCAAAAGTATAATTCTGGATTTTCTTTATAATAGTTTTCCGGTCCAGCAATTTCAGGAAGCAACCGATCAGGATGGGAATATAGTCAAAGTTCCGGTTATAGATTCCGAAGGTAAACCAGTTCTGAATCCTGAATCAGTTGCGAAACGAGACAAATTACTTGAGGAACTTGATAAGTCAATAGTTCTTCCAGAGGCACCTATCGATATGTTATTGAATACATTTGGTATTGATAATGTTGCGGAGGCTACAGGAAGGGGAAAGAGAGTTGTTCTTAAACCAGGCAAGGATGGTAAATTAACCAAACAGGAAGAAACCAGGACTGACTCTAATGTCAAACAGGACGTAAATAACTTCATGGATGGTGAGAAGAATATGTTAATATTCTCTAAAGCCGGAGGAACAGGAGCATCTTATCACTCTGATCTTTCAAGAAAGAATCAGAAAAGACGTGTTCATTATGTTTTGCAGGCCGGATGGCAGGCTGATGCAGCAATCCAGGGATTTGGCCGTAGTCACCGAAGTAACCAACGAGTACCACCGCTATTTAAACTGGTGACTACCGATCTTAGGGCACAAAGAAGATTTCTTTCGTCAATAGCTCGCAGACTGGAACAACTTGGGGCCCTTACTAAAGGCCAGAGAGATACCGGAGGTGCAGGAGTTCTTGACGGTTCCTATAATCTCGAAGGCCGTTATGCAAAACAGGCTCTTTTTGAATTCTATCAGGACGTTGAAAATGGCAGGGTCCCTGGAGTTGATATGGCTACCTTGGAAGATCAGATGGCACTTAAAATTTATCGGGAGGACCAAAGCGGAACAAGGGTTTATAACGAGAACGTTATCTTCAATACCAAACAGTTCTTGAATCGCCTGATGTCCCTCAGGGTTGATCTCATGGATAAGGTTTTCGATGGGTTTATCAATAAACTTGATGAGGAGGTCAATGCTGCTATTCTGTCGGGGTCGTATGATGCAGGTATTGAAAATGTCAAGGCCGAAAAGATCAGAGTAGTTGACGAGCAACTAATATATACCGACCCGAGAACCAAAGGTAAAACCTATATAACAACCTTTGAACTTACGCTAAAGAACGACAAACGGGACTGGAAACGGATAATGGCTGAAACAGCAGCCTACGATCAGTTAGGCAGGTTTATGGGTTATTATCAGGAAAAAAACTCAGGTAAGATTTATGCTATGGTTCAGCAGAGGATAATGGATGCTGATGGCTCGACAGAGACAAAGATAAAAAGAATGAGTGTTATTGCTGATCATCATATCGACTACAGAGAGCTCAGGGAGAAGTACAATGAACTGAAAAAAGATGTGGCTAAGGAAATATGGGATAAGGATTTTGCCGAATATCCTGATTTTCGTAACCGTACCGAAACTATTGTCAAGGGTCTCATCTTGCCGATCTGGAATCGACTACCAAACAATATCAGTGTCAAGAGATATATCGATGAAAAGGGACAGGCTCATCTTGGCAGGTATTTTCCACCCAAGGATATACAGAGGATAGTCAAGGACTTTGAGGTAGCAAGTACTCAGAAATACTCACCGGAACAGATCAAGAAGATCGTGAAAGATGGTGGCATGGTCCGTATGGCTAACGGTTTTGAATTTACCAAGGGCAAATACCAGGGAATACCGGTGATAAAGATTGAGAATACAAGGTCATACAGAGATGGCGAAAGGCTTGAACGGTCTGGTGCAACTTTCGTTGTATCCAGTTCTATGACGATGGCTGGTGATTATTATATCTCAATGGACAAGGCCTCTGATGTGATCAGTGAGATAGAGAGGCTATTCGGAACTACAGTTGTTCATGCCGAGGACTCGGACGGTAACTTTATAATGGCTAAACCCGAGGGACCGGCTTTCATGCGCAGGCCCAAGGACCTGAGGGGAGAACCTTCAATATGGGAAGACCCGAGATTTAAACGTTATGAACTGGCCCCGGGAGAATTCGCCGAAGGTCAGATGAAGGCACTTTTCGAGAGCGAGGTAATACGCAGGGCCAGGATAATGATGGCTCACTCCAATGTCAATATCAATGTTGTTAAGACAAAAGCCGATCTACCTCAGGAATTACAGGATTATGCGATAAGACAATTTGGAGATCTCTCCAGTAGCGAGATTCCTTCCGTATATGACCGTAAGAACAAGGTTATCTACATCGTAGTCGAGGATACAAAAAGCATTTCCGATCTGACAAGTAATATGGCGCATGAGGTTGTTGCTCATTATGGACTTGAAAGATTACTTGGTAAAGACGCTTATCTCGATGTTCTGAAACTGACCTACCGGGGAATGTCACCGGTCGATGCTGTGGAGCTGGCAGCAAGGTACAAGGTTGACCCTGAGGACTGGAAGACGATAGCCGAGGAATACATAGGCGATACCGCAGGAGCCGGGAAGATGAACCCTTCATTATGGCAGAGAATAATAACCAAAATCAGGGAATGGATTCGTAAGTTGTTTAATATTCCAATGTCAAAGGCCGAGATCATTGTACTACTTAACAAGTCCCGGGAAGCCCTAAGACGCAACAAGTATGTTCCCGAACCAACAGAGGAGCAACTTGCAGGTGATTATATGAAGACTCTCACAGGGTTTGCAGCAAGAAAAGAACCTCAGCCTACCAAACACGCATACGGTATTAAGGTTAGCGGTTCTCAGACTCTTGAGACGGATATTGCAAAAGGTAACCAGGACTATCAGACCTATTTCGCAGCTGCTACGCCGGTAATAGGCAGTAAAGCTGTTCGCTGGATTGAGAGAGCAATGGTTAGGGCTGGATTCGATCAGGAGAATATTGTAAATTATCTTAATTCAAAGATACTCCGTTATAAAGGCGATGACAAACTGCAGAAACCCTTTATTGATGCTCTTGAATACGTTGAGGCTAATCCACCAATGAAACCAGAACCACTCTACCAGGTTATGATCGGAAAGGGCAAAACTCCTAATGATCTTAACCTTATCGACAAGGACCATTCGGTTACAGAAGATAATATGGAGAGTATAATGAACCAGCTGGACGTGGAAGGTAAATTCGACCCCACGTTTAACTATCGCAATATCCAAAGTGGAGCTGATCTATACCGCAAGATGGTTGGTATCTATGGAAGCGACCGGGAGGCATCGCTGGCTCTTTCCAGGGCAGGTATTGACGGAATGAGGTTTATTGAACAGGAAATGGGGAACGCTCAGCCATTTAAGGTCGATTCATATATCATTTTTGATAATACACCCATTGATGTACTTAACCAGATCGCTTTCAAGCGCAGGAATAAACCTGTATTTGCCGGGGAACATATAGCCAGGGCAGGCCAGAGATATACCCTGAAACAGACCAAGCGGAACTGGAATAAGATTCTTACCGGGATGCGGGAGTTCATTCAGGATATGGACTTACCGATTCGTAAGTTTGAGGAGGAGGTACTTAAACGTGGAGGTTTCCAGACTAATGAGATGAAGCCCTACCGGGATAAAAGCCTTACTTTTGGTCGCCAGGAAACTCTTTATAAGGAGTTCCTTAACCTTATGGAGGGAGTTACCGGAACCTCAGTCAAGATATCTCAGGCAACAGGACTGCCTATTGAGAATGTTCTGGCCTACACAATAGCCAAACACGCACCGGAGAGGAACTTATATCTTCGCACAAAAGAGTTCGATGAGATAATGAAGGTTGCCGACCCAAACCTAACCCAGGCAGAGATTGATGAGATAAAGGATTTTCTCGCTCAAAAAGACTACGCTGGTGTGATGCAGTTCGACACCGATGAGGCAGGTGTAGCACTCGGTAATTATGAATATCCTGATGAACTTGCGAAAGTCATTACTGATGAATTCGAGTCCGTTGTACCGGATAAGATGACAAAGGAATTATGGTCAAATATCCGCAAGGCATCAACAAAAGTACTTGATTATTGGGAGATGGGAGAGCAGATTTCTCCTGAAATGAAGCAGGAATATCTCGACAGGTACAACTATTTCGTGCCACTCCGGGGCTGGAGGCATGGTTATGCCAAGTACCTCAGGTTTGTAAGGGGCCAGGGAGTTTCGAGATCACTGATTCATGCCGAAGGTCGTCAATCTCTGGCAGACAACCCGTTTGTTTACCTTCAGGAAACAGCTTTCAAGGCTATTGGCGAGATGATAGATAACGAGGTTAAGACAGCAATGCTGAAGCTCATCATGCGTAACTTGTCGAGTTCAGAGCTCTACGATATGGTAACAATCAAAAAGCTTTATTATGTTGCCAATGAGCTACCTGATGGAACCTACGAATGGGAGCCGACTATTATACGGCCACCGCAGGCAATGTTTAATGCCGGAACCGCAACTATGAAAATCTATAATCAGCATCACAGGCTCAGAACACCAGGACAGGCCAAGGAATCGGAGGTTATTGTACACCGGCCTAATGGTGATATTGTGATGATTTTCAAGGACCCGCAAATATCGGTCGCTCAGGCACTCAACAAGCGCAATTATATGTTCAAAAGCATCTTTGGAGGCATCCATGATGCCAGATCAATGAATGATGCTGTTATTCCATTGTCGTACATGACAAACTTCCTGAAGGCCACAATGACATCATGGAACGTGGTTTTCCCGTTTACTAACTTCCTTCGTGATGCACCAGAGGCTGCCCTGACACAGCTCATCAAAGGCGAGCATGGTCATAATGTAATCTTAAATTATCACAGAGCCTTCCCTTCATTAGTGAGATTTATGAGGGGTAAACTTAACCTAAATGACCCAAATGACGTTGAGCTCCTTAACTTTTATCGTGCTGGTGGAGCAACGGGATTTACTCATCCAATGACTTCTGAGGACGCAGAAAGAAAGATGATGGTCAAAATGGAGAGAATGTTAGGTCGGGGAACCGTAAGGGGAGCGGCTGTTCATTATGGACAAACCCTTGTTGAGGCAGTTTCGATGTGGAATCAGCTCTTTGAGGATGCAACCAGGTTCTCGGTATATCTGACCAGCCGGGGTCTCGGAAAAACCATTGAGGATTCTGCCTATGATGCCAAGGAAGCTTCAATTAACATGAACCGTAAGGCAAAGTCCAGTAAGTTCTTTGATGCCATCTATGCTTTCTGGAATGTAGCATGGCAGAGTCTTCAGAAGAACTTTAAGCTCGCTAAGGATTTCCCGAAACGTTTCTCCCAGGTTGCATTGGCATGGATGGTACTTGGATTTCTTGATTCACTGTTAAACTACTCAACTGATGATGAGGACGAGGAAAGCAAGTATTATAATATCAATCCCTGGATGCGAGAGAACTACCTTATAATCCCGAACCTTCCTAAGATACTCTCTGGTGAACCTAAAGGACCGAAATATCTCAGCATCCCGTTACCTCATTTCTGGAGGGGATTCAAGAGTATTGGTTCGTTACTATTTGATGTTATCAATGGCCAGATCGAACCTGGTGAGGCAATAAGAAAGGCAATTACGAACTTCGGAGCTGCTATGTCACCAATAGATATCGGAGGATTCTGGAGCGCAACAGGAGAATTCAGTATAGCCCCCTTGATTCCGACAGTGGCTAAACCGTTTTATGAGATTTCTCAAAACCGTAACTATATGGGATTTACTATTGCCCGGGAGCCTTTTGATAAACGTCAGGAGAAACTACTTGCTGAGGCACGTCTTGGTAAAGATAATGTAAACCCTGCAGCTAAGTTCTTTACTGATCTGTTGTTCCGTTGGGGCGGTGGAGATAATGCTACCAAGTTCTATACCGATGATATGGGTATGCGTAAGAAAGTCTGGTCTGAGAACCTTCCAAAGGGACTTATTAATCCCTCGTATGTTGAACATATCTTTAAAGGGGTTACTGGTGGTACTGGTACCGTTGTCAGTGATCTGATGACGACAATAGGACAGACCATTAATCCTGAGGAAGAAGTAAACTTCCGTAATGTACCATTCATTAACAGGTTCATCAGAATGACCCCTGAATCAAAATGGAGGATAATGTCTGAATACTACAAGTTGAAGGAAGGAGTTACTGAGCATAAGGCCCTGAAGAAAGAATATAAGAAAAAGGCAGAGGCCGGACTTGGAGAGGAACAGATAGCCAAAACAGAAGGAAGCGCATATTACGAGACCTATCAGGATATTCTTGATAGTTATGATAAGGATATCAGCGATATGTCGGCTGAACTTGACTTCAAAGATACAGAAGGAACTAAGCCTATGTGGGACTTAATGCAGCAGTGCATCAATGATATAAAGGCCCTGAAACAAGAATATAAGGTCAAATAACGAAATTTAATATAATTTCCTATGATACGGAACTTTACAGAAGAAACCATCAAATCGAGGACTCTCTCTAAGATCGGTGGTAAACAGGAGCGGATACTCATGCCGGAGATCAATAATGACAGGGTGGTATTGGCTGAGAATATGAAGCTGCTTGAGATTTGTCGAAATGACTGGCAAAGTCTAAGAGACGCCCGTACTCGCAGACGCAGGAACCGAAAGTACTATAGAGGCGATCAGTGGAGTGATCTTATCAAGGACCCGGATAAGAGTGACGGTAGTGTAATAACTGAGGAAACCTACTTGAAAAAACAGGGGAAGGTCCCATTAAAACAGAATCAGATACGCCAGCTAGTTAAGAACCTTATTGGTCAATACCGGTCCAATCCATCAAAGGCAGTTATTATAGCCAGGGACAGGGCAGATGCCAAGACAAGCGAGATGTTGACAAATGCCCTGCAAGCAGCAGAGACCGTCAATAAGGTTGCAAGTCTTGATCCGAGGTCTTTTGAGGAATTCAGTCTATCGGGTGCTCCAATCCAGAAACTGAGTTATCGGTACTGGAAGCAGTATAATCGTCCTGATCTCTTTATAGAAAACATCAATTTTAACCGTATATTCTTTAATTCAGACGTTCAGGATATAAGACTAACTGATCTTCGCAGGATTGGTGAGATAATCGATACTACAATAGATGATATCGTTGCTACATTTGCGAAGAACAAGGCTGACGAAGCCTATATCAAACAACTCTACCGGACTATCATAACCGAGGATTTCCTTTCTCAGAGAGGACTTGACCCGACAAAGATGGACAGTCTTGACTTCTTTATTCCCCGGGACCCAAGCAAATGTAGGCTTATTGAGGTATGGGAACTAAAAGGCGAGTGGAGAACCAAGGCGCACGATCTCATGGATGGGTCCTACAGTATTGTCAAGGAATCATTGAAGGAAATAGCAAAGATTAACCGGCAACGTATTACAATGGGAACCAAACTTGGAGTTCCTGAGGAAGAAATAGCTCTGATCGAGGCCGAAGAAATATTCGAGCAGTTCTGGTATGTTAAGTTCCTTACTCCTTATGGTCATGTACTATTTGAGTCAGAGACCCCTTATAAGCACGAATCACACCCTTATGCTCTGGTACTTTACCCTTTACTGGATGGCGAAGTTTGGGGATTTGTGGAAGATATCATCGATCAGCAGAGGTATATCAACCGCCTGATCATTCTTATGGACTTTATCATCAATGCCTCAGCCAAAGGAGTACTGATGATACCGGAAGATTCAATACCTCCGGGAATGAGTGTCAAGCAGTTTGCTGATGAATGGACCAGGTTTAATGGTGTGATAGTATTCAAGCCAAACAAAATGGGAGTTCTCCCTACGCAGATACATAATAACTCTACGAACATAGGGATACATGAGATGCTGGCCCTGCAGATGCAGTTAATCACCCAAATTTCAGGTGTACATGAAGCCATGCAGGGACAAACAGCCAAGTCTGGTACTCCGGCTGCTCTATATGCTCAGGAAGCACAGAACGCATCCCTTAATACCCTGGACTATATTCAGACCTTTAACCAATTCATTCAGGATAGGGATACCAAGGCACTAAAGATCATCTGTCAGTATTATGACGAGCCGAGATTTCTGGCAGTTAGTGGTAAGTCATACTCCCAGGAAGCTAAGATGTGGGACCCGGAGAAAGCCCGGGATATCGAATTTGAATTAGTTGTGGTTGCTGGTAATGATACTCCTGTTTACCGGAGCATGATAGATCAGACCCTACTTGAGATGCTGAAAGCTCAGATGATCGATCTTGAGATGTATCTGGAAAGTTCTACTATGCCTTTTGCTGATCAACTACTGGAAAGCATAAGAAGTAAGAAACAGTCTGCAGAACAGGGACAGGCACCAGCTGTAAATCCGGGCGACCCGCTTGCTGTTGAGGCATCAAAAGCAAATCCTGATGTTATGTCAAGATTGATTCCTGCTATGAACGGTCAGGCAGCATAACTAACCTCTAAGGTAAAGGTCAATGATTCTTTTACATTCGTCAAACCCAATCCCGAAATGGCATTTGAAGTTGCGGTCTGAGAGTTTGAGCATGAAGTCATTCTGTTGTGCAGTATGTTCATTAATGAACGCTCCATTTATCTTAAATATCTTGGAGTCCTCAGATTTGATCTCAATGAACAGACCATGATACTTAAAATCCCTACTTGGCTCTATAATAAACAAATCAGGATAACCTTTGCCTCCTTGTATGGACTTGAGTATCCCTGACTGTGTTTTCGTAAGATTTAATCCTGTAGGGTCAAAATGATACAGAACATTCGGATACTGCAGTTTTAGGTATAAGGCTATGTTCCGATAGATTTGTGTTTCCCGGTACTCTTTCATTTTGTAGGTATCCCCCATATTGCATCAAATTGTCTCTGTTGTAGTTCGAGTTGAGCTGCTATATCAGCATCTTTCCATGTTACATGGCTTGCCGGACGTGGCCCTTTGTAAATAATGGACCCTGATCTTCTCCACTCGTCAATAAATTGTTTCAATGACATTCCATCTGGAATATCAACAACATCGACTTTAAGAATACCGGTTGGGCCTCCCTGTCCTTCAAGTATCTTAGGAGTTACAGCTACGGCTGCAGCTCCGACAACCAGTTTTGAAAAGAATGATCTACGATTCATGGTTTAGTGATTTAAGTTCTTCTGTTTGTATGTTACTTACAGCCTCTATATAAGATTTGCGCTGTATTTCATTACTTGTTACTATAGCAAAACACTGTGATATCATGTGCTCGTAATCCCTGTACTTTGGAAAGTAAGGTATATTCTTATGCTTGAGTTTCTTTAAGCCTTCAGAATTAACCTCATCGAATCCACCTGCTAAGTTACGAAGAATATAATAAGTCCGACCATCGGTTTTATTTCTCATCTTGGCCCGGTAAATAGCTCTATTGATAAGCTTTTCATCTCGCCTTACATTCCAGACAGATGTTTTAAAACCCCTCCATTCCTGCCAGTCTATCTTTAACCTGGTCCAGATATCCCTGAGGTATCCTGTTACTGCCAGAAATACCACTAAAACGAGCAATACTGCTCCTGCGATGATGTAATAAACGTACTTATTCATATTTAGAGCTTATGAAAAACTTGCTTCTGATTGAACTTCTCTTTCCTTGCCTGGCTTATATTCCTCGACAATGATCGGCATATCCATGTATTTGAGTGCCATCCATACCCCTCCAGCTCTTGTGATAGCTATGTCATCGTGACTGCCCTCAACGGCACCAATAGAACCATCGTCTTTGTATTCCAATGTATCCATTTCGTCACAGGCTTTATCCCAACGCTCTAAATAAAGATCGTCTCTAAGGGCAGCATTATGAGTATTGATGATCAATGATTTCGTACCCGAGTTTGTATGGAATCCCCACTTAATAGGAGCTTTCTGTTTTATCTTTTCTGGGTCTGTTCGGGCAAAGAGATTATTGTAATACTCCGCAATCTCATCAAGTACAGTTACAAAGTGATCACCCTCCGTATCTTTCCGGGACCTCAGGGAATTAGTTTCTATTGCCAGCAGGCCCATTCCCCAAAATGAACCTAACTGTGCGCACTTCCAGGCAAAGATATCCTGATCAAGGTGCCCCCACCAGGTAGCAACAATTTCCGGTTTACCTCCTTCCATCATCCAGTATCTGTCAATAATAGTCAGACATGAGAAGTCTGAGCCGTCTGATCTGCCTCCGATGTCACCAAAGAGAGCGTACCTGTTCTTGATGTTAACTGTCAAATCCGGCAGGGCCCAAACAAAAAGACTACCCCTGCCATTCTCCTCCAACCTTAGATTTTTAAGACTGTCTGGACCTGTCTGAGCATCACCCATAATTTCGCCAGTGAACTCCGGCGCTTTACAGTTAACCCTTGCCTTGGCAACATATTCGGCCCGGAATACCCTGCGACCTGTTGATTGAAATGCCTCAATATCATTTGACGGATATTCTGACTTCATTCGCCAGTCGTCATAGTTCTCACCATTCTTAAAGTCATAATACCACTTGATGCCTTCCAGGGTGGCCCCTGCCAGCCATAGGTATTTAGCGTAAGATTCCTTTGTTATGGCCCAAGTAATGAAGTCATACAGATCGGATAACTTGATCTTCTTCTGGTATCTCTCGATCTCGAACCATGCCACAAAGATCGGGATATATGAACTGGTACCTTTCTTGGCAGCCTGCCATTCCCTGTGAAAGAAATTACCGACTCCCTTGGCTGTAGATTCCATTACTATAAGGCTATTGGCTATTGTAGGAACTGTTCCTCTAAGTGTCTGAGCCAGGTCCTCTGCGGATTTCATAGCCGTTGATTTCCAGAGTCCAACCTCAGAAAGGTGCAGCATAGCAAAGTCGTATGATCTAAGATTCTCCGGTTCCTGGGCCGAACCAACTCCGACTATACAGTTCCGCTCCTTGATAACCTTTGTCTTTGTCGAACCTTCGTAAGGTACAAATGTAATTCTACCGAATTCCTTAGGATAAAGATTCGCAAGTCTCTTATACATTCCCCGGATATGTTTCGACTGGTCCTCAACATCTGCAATAATAGCCGAGTGCCAGTTAGTTTCCTGAATTTGTTGCATCCAGGCCATGTATATTTCTACAAGTGTAGAACCTCCCCATTGACGTGCTTTCAAAAGAATTATCCGTATTGGCACACCCTCTATCCGCATCTTTTCAAGCTGCTTGAGGAGTTTTCGTTGCGCCTTATTAAGAACAAATGGGACCTCCTTTTTGGTAGTTTTGTGTTGAATCTTTGCACAGACATAAGCCCAAAATTCAAAGTCATATATGAACCTGATCTTGGTTAGTTCGTGCATGAAGGTGGCGGTTGTTACCGGGTCCTCGGAATTCAGAGCTTTCTCTATTGAGCCGAGACGTTTGATCTTACGGACAATAGATTGCTCCATATACATTCTCTCCGGCAAAAAAAGTGAGTAATGGTTAGTATGGTAGAAGAAATCAACCTTAATGCGTTTAATAGGAGAACCAAGGCCTGTACCGGGATTATAGGGAGAGTTGAGTCGTTCCTTACGAAGGTCGTTTTCCTTTATAATATCTTCTATTTCTTCTTTCGACATTCGTTATGGCGAAGATTTTTTGTAATGAGTATCTGAACGTAACTTGAGGTGTACTGTGTACGTTTAGCAACCTCATCGTACAGAAATTTCTTGGTATATTGCTTGGCAGTTTCTCCATATTCAGCGATAACATCATCGTAGGCCTGGAGTACCTTATTGTTCCGTAACCTGGTAGTAGCATGGACCGGTTCAGCCATTTTACAGAAGATTTGGTTTTGGCAAATATATTATAATTTATCAGATAGTCGTGATAATTACACACCTTTTTACGAACTTATTGAATTAGTTTTGAATAACGATTTTAAATCAAAAACTTAATTTATGGGAGAAGGTGGAAGTTCATCAGGTGCATCAGCAGGTTCAGGCGCAGTAGCAGCAGCAACCAGCGAGGGTGCAGTGGCAACCTCTGATGGTGCAAAATCATCAAAAGAGGGAGTATCAGAAGGAACAAAAGAGGCCTCGCCGGAGGCAAAGACTGAGAAAGTGGGTGCGGTTATAGATGCCAAACCTGTGACTGTCGAGGAAGTCAAAGACAAATCGACTATAAACAAAGATGCTGTTGAAAAACCAAAACACAAACACGCCGAGAGGCTTGCCAAGGCATATCCAGATCGTCAGTTCTCTGGCGATGAAGATTACGATAAAGCTCTTGACGAACATCTCAGTGATCTTGAAGGATACAGGGAGCGAGGTACGAAAGCAAATGCTCAACTCGTTCAGCTCTTTGATGCTGAACCCTGGGTGGCTGATCTTGTAAGGTCAATGATCAATGGTGAATCAGGCAGGGTAGCAATATCAAGACATTTCAGTGCTGAGGATTTTATATCGGAGCCGGGAGATGAGGACCATGAAGCTCTTGAAAAGAACAAGAAGGAAAGAGCCGAAAGGATTGAGAAATCAAACAAGTTCAATCAGCAGTTTAATGAGAACGTTGAGTTTTCAACAAAGACTATTGATGAGTTTGCTAAGGAAAATAACCTGAAACCGGAGGAAGCTCAGAAGTTCTTTGATGATTTTGATTTAATATTGGCTGACATATATGCCGGTAAGATCACCAAAGAGACACTTACAAAGATTATGAGGGCAGTTAAGCATGATGAGGCTGTTCAGGCAGCAAAGGAAGAAGGAGAGATAAAAGGCCGAAATGAGAAGATTACTATTGAGAAAGAGAAGGAATCAGCTATTAAAGAAAAAACAGATGGCCTTCCGGTGTTAGGAAAGACTGGTGAGGAAAGCAAGGAAGAAGAAGTAAGGCCTGTAAGCAAGATCGACCAGATTCTTGAGAATACCAAGCGAAGAACAAATTTTTAGTGTGACAGTTATATATATTAACCAAATTTTTTATCAAATGAAGAAGAACCTTTTTTACTACGGGTCCAAAATATTAGGGGTGACATTTATCTGCGCCCTGATTTTCATATTTAATGGACTACTGGCCATTGGGTCAGGGATTGCTTATGCTACCGTTACCGGAGCTGTCGTTGATGGAACCGCTGTATCGGTGGAGAAAGTGAAAGCCGGTTCTACTATTGACAGGGATTATGTGAGCAAGAAGATTACGGAGATGCGCCCCGCAGCCACTCCTCTTGATACAATCCTTAGATCGATAGAGAACCAGGTAAGTGTCAGTTCGTTTAAGACAGAGTTTTACGCTGTTTCATCCAGGGAACTTATTGATACCGTTAATACAGCATATACCTATGCTGGCGATGGTGTAACAAGTTACGACCTGATTGTTAATAACGTAACTGCATGGACTGATGATGATACTTGTGTATTCCCCGGGCTTGTCGGCGCAACGGTCGGCTCAGGTACTGGTGATGGCAAGGACCTTGTTTGTTTTGTAGTCTCCCGTAACGTATCCGCAAACACTATTAAGATTCAGCCTATTAATAGTCAGTTCGGTACTGGTGCCAATGCTGCCAAGGTTGTATTACCTGCAGCAGGAATCGCAATCAACCAGACTATCGTTAGGATGGGAACCTGTAAGAACGAACTTGATGCTCAGACTGCAGCTTATGGTATCGTTCCTGTAAAAGCTTATAACTACCTTCAGATATTCATGGCACAGGCCGAAGAAGGTACATTCCAGAGACTGCATGAGAAAGAAGTTGATTTCTCGTTCTCTGACTATGAAGCTCAGAACATCTATGACATGAGAGCCCGTATGGAGTATTCATTCCTGTTCGGTGTTCGTGGATTGTTCTATGATGTTACCAACAACAAACAGCGCTATATGACTGGTGGTATTACAAGATCAATTACCACAGCTCTTGAGTATGGCGTAGGTTCCGGTGACAGGACCATTGATAATCCAACGGTTATCAACTGGACCAAATCAATATTCACCGGGAACTCAGGAAGTGACCGTAGGATTATGTTCATGGGTAATGCTTTTGCTGCCTACATGATGGGTGCTGATACAGTTCAGCGTCAGATCGATGCCAAGAAAACCGAAAGGGTTTATGGTATCACATTCAATCTTGTTGAGACTAACTTTGGTCAGTTGCTTTGTAAACATCACAACCTGCTTGATATTGCCGGTTGGGGAGAGAAAGCAATCGTTATCGACCTTAACTATCTTGAGAAACATACATGGAAGCCGATGGCAATTCGTGAACTCGACCTTCTTAGTTCAGGAACACGTAATGTAAAGGCTACAGTTATCGAAGAAACAACCGGACCTGTTTTAAGGTATCCGAGTGTTCATGGAATAATTAGTCCTAAAGCCTAAGTAAACCTGAAAGAGGGAGATAACCTTCTCCCTCTTTCTTTAATATAAACTATATGAAAAAAGTATCAAAAACTTACCAGGCAATCTCGTATGTACAGTTAGACACTTATGTCATGGCAAACGGGATGAAGATTTTAATTGCTTTTCGGGGAGGGACTTTTGAACCACCAAGGAACGGAACCTTTACGACCAACGAACCCGGAATCATTGAGGCTATGGATAAGCCAGAGAACGGACTTGGAAAGTCATATCATCTTTTAAGCGTCACTGAATATGACGATCAGCCAGTAACTAAAACCGCTGGTCTGCCCTCTGATGCTGGTGAGCAGTACCAGATAGTACCGGGGATTAATTCTGTTGCAAAGGCAAGAGAGTATCTTATAAAGGCCTCAGAAGATGGTAATATCAAATCGGGTATTACGGCATCACTTCTGAAGAATAGAACGCAGGTACTCGCTATTGCTGAGGACGTGAGAATCAGATTTATTGATCTACCTAAAGAATAACAACCATGAACCGGGAAGGAATTCTCAATATGGTGCATATCAAAATGGATGAGTTCACTCCTCCCGGGGTGGACCTTCCCTTTGATGATTTCATTGGACCCATACTTGATGAGTGCGCCAAGGAAATTGCAGAGGTTTGCCCTCTGCACTTGCTTATTCCGGTCCCTATGGTATGTTATACTACAAAGCGAAAGATCGATACAAATATTGCGACACTCACATTCAACTCATCTCATAATTTCCAGTTGGGGAGTGTTGTTAACATCTCAGGTATTACAACTCATCTTGAATACAATGGAACATTCACAATCACTGCCGTAACAACGGACTCTATAAGTTATGCACTTACTCATGCTGATGAGACCGAGGCCACAGATACCGGTGGAATTGTAATGTTCAAAACAATATTTACTGACAATAAGGCTTATATCTCCAAGCCGTCAGACTTCTTACGCCTCTATGCCCTCAGATTCCCTTTATGGCAGAGAACGGTAATAGAGACCACTAAGCCAGACACAGACGCTGGAAGAAATCAGGATAATCCTTACCTGGCATCAGGAATAGGAAGACCGTCTGTAGTGATCAAAACAGCAATGCCAACAGGAGGGAGCATGGGAGAATATCTGATCTGCGGTAAGGTTGAGACAAGTACCATACCATCGACAGCTCTCTACATCAAAATTAAGGCCCCTGAGGAATTACCCGATTCCCTTATCCCTGCTCTCTCTTATCTGGCAGCTGCCAAGGTACTCGCTATATCGAAGGAATTCGATCTGGCAAAGTCAGCAATGGACCAATATGGGTTATCGCTAACGCAGTTAGCTCAATCATAGTTCTATTATTAATCGTATCCAAAACTTAAAATTATGCCAATCTGGGATCGTGATTTAGAAGTAGTAAAATGGACTCCAAAGTTCATACTTCGCAGTTTAAAATTTGCAGTCCGCCACTATGTCGGCGCATCTGCTACTCAGCTTACTCATTATCCACAAGGAGGGACTGAAAGACAGTTCTCCAATGTGAAGTGTGTTAAAAAAACTATTGGTGTGTATGGTAAAGCCGGTTGTGACTTCAATTTCACTAACCCCGTCAATACCACAGCTCAGAACATAGACCTTGGTTCAATAGTCCCTGCTTTCGCAAGAGTACTTGAAACAAGGGTAGTGTGTGATGAATCACCAACAGGATTAGTTTCAATGGCTCTTACAGCTGGTAACGCATCAGCAGGAGCTCAGTTTATGGCTTCAGTACAGTGCTTTACCTTGAGTACAGTTGTTGCAACACTGGTGGCCCTTCTGTGGACCGTAGCGCCCACAAACGCTGCATCAAAGGTATGGATTGGAGCTACACCAGGAGCAAACTGGTCACTCGACACAACTAATGTTGGGAAATGGAGCGTCTATACTTATTTCACTGAAATCTAAAATCATCATCCCATGTCAGGTATTTACGCAGGGAGCTCCCCTAAGTTTTTAACCAGAATCAGGGATGAGAACGGTGTGCAACTGGACCCGGAAGATATCAACCAGATCATTGAAGTAAAAATCTGGATTTATAACGCTATCTCCGGGACCGTAGTTGCCAAATTCTATCTTAATACAGCTCCTACTCCTCTTGGAACATGGAGGCAGGCTGAGGTGAAAACTATTGGACCATCAGATAAAAGAATACTTCTTACTCTCTTGCCAGCAGAAACACTTGCAGCACCAGTTAATAAGAATGAGATACAGGTTACGGTAACTGTGCCGGATGCCGACTTCGATAGTGGAGAAAGGGAAATAATTAAGAAAGGTAGATTTGCCGATATCAACCCCGCAAAATCCTCATAACCTATGGCCAGCGATATTATTATCGATGTATCAAGCCAGGGTTATGATATCGATGTGACTCTGGATGCTACCTTCCTCGTTCAACCGGGAGGAGGTGGTAATTCTGTTTTATATTCAGGAACACCTCAGGCGAACGAGATACCTGTATTTGTATCACAGAATACCGTTGTTGGTAATGCCAATCTTGTATATGACGGTTCATACCTGGTCACACCTCAGATCAAAACAGTAAACCTACAGGTTGATCATATCGCTGAGCGCAATAGTGCTCATGGAATCATTGTGGATAATACAATGAGCAGCGATGATATAAAGAATAAGGGAACGTTCGTTTCAGGCTTCTCCGGTAGTGGTTATAATCTTAAATATACCGGAGGATACGCAAGTCTTGAACTTGATTTTCTAACTGTACGCCGTAAGATGTGGGCCTATGAACTTGAGATCAGGGAGGTTAACAGTATCGGAGGTACTCTTGTTATCTCAGTAGCCAATGGTGTTGCTAAGAACGTGGTTGGTAACACTATCTATTTTGATGTTGATGGAGGCGCAAACCCCATTCAGTTTGTAACCGATGATATTGTCCGGGCTCAGGCTTATACGGGAAGATCAATAGCTTATTTCCAAGGCAGGGTTACTGCCGTAAGCTCAGATAACATAACAGTTCAGCCTGACGGTGGTTCTGACTCACCCTGGAATGGAATGAAACTCGTACAGGTGGGTCATGTATCTAACGCTGCCAGACAGAATCTCATCTATCTCACTGCGTCAGACAGTAATAATCCGTATATCGATATGCTTGCAGGTGTTACGGATGGCAGTTTTGCAGGAAAGCAGAAACTCAGGATAGGGAATTTAACTGGAATTACAGATGCCGACTTTGGTGGTGCTCTCTCAGGATATGGTCTGTATTCTAATAACATATATCTCAAAGGTCAGATCATAATGACCGGTGGTTCGGTAGCATGGACCGCAGTTAGTGGTAAGCCTTCATATTTCTCAACTCCAACAGGGTCGGGACTTTTTCTGGATGCTACTCACATGGGTTATTATTCTGCCTCAGCATGGAAGACATACATGGATAGCTCGGGCAACTTCGTTCTTGGTGATTATGGAGGAGGAAACGCAGGCATTGGATGGAATCAGGGAACCGGTACGCTCACAATAAGAGGAACGATAGCCATGACTGCCGGTAGTGTTGACTGGTCACTGGTCGGGGGTAAACCATCATATCTTGGCACTCCAGTATCGACTCCGGGCCTTTATATAACTTCTACATATTTAGGTTATTTTGATGGCAGTGGTTTTACCTCTTATATTGATAGTTCCGGTAACTGTGTATTTACAGGAGTGAGTTTGTTTGGAAGCGACCCCGGAGCCGGAGGAGCTGTCACAATAGAGGAAAACACTCTGACTGAGAGAACAGTCAATGGCCTGTCTTACCTGGTATTCAACAATGCTGGTTATAACGGAGGAACAACCAAATACCGGGGATTTATTGTAAATGATGGCAGGGGCGAGGGGCCTGGTCATAATCTTCTTTATATTTTACCATCAGCCGGGGCACAGTCAATAACAATGGGTGATATCGGAGTAACTGAAAGTACCTTGTTATTTGAAGTTTTTGGCTCACAAAAGGTTTATAATGATCTCACAGTCTATGACAACCTCATTGTTTCAGGATACACAGAGATCGGAGAATACCTGCAGGTTTCAGATGGAATTAAAGTTGGTGGTAGTGGAGGGCCTGATTCAAGTACTATTCTTGATCTTATCTCCACAACAAAGGCACTATTGGTCCCAAGAATGACAACAACTCAAAGAAATGCTATTTCAAGCCCGGTTAACGGGATGATAATATATGACACTACTGCTCATCAATTTTCAGGCAGGGTTAATGGTGCCTGGTCTTACTTTACAATGCACTAATGGATAAGAGACTTGAAATATTCATCGAACAATCGGGCCAGGATATCAATATCGATGTTGCTCTTGATGAGCACGAAGATATAGATGTTCAGTTCGAGGGTGTTGTATTGATGAACCCCGATGATATTGACCCTGAAATAAAGAATTACCTTGAGAACCCGAATGATCTGACTACGCTTTACATAGGTGATCAACAGATCAACGTAAGCTCATACCGTCATATTCAGACTGTGGCTTCAGCAACGTGGAATGTGGTTCACAATCTGGACCGGGAAGGAGTAATGATTCAGGTTTTTGATTCAAATAACATTAACGTACTCGCCGAGATCGAGAATATAGATGAAAATAACGCTGTAATAAGATTCGCCTTTCCTGTAGCTGGGACTGCGGAATGTAGATAATGATACCGGTATATCAAAATATGGATTTCAGTGGACTGCAGGCACAAAACCTTGTATTCCATTCCTCTTTGAATGTTAGTCCTCCATCAGCACCCGTAGCAGGTATGCCCTGGTGGGAGAGTGACAGGCTGGTACTTGATATCTATGACGGTTCCGACTTCCTTCCAGTTCCAACGGGACCGGTTGTTAGTACCCCGGGGAACATACCTATATGGAGTAATAACAAAGGGAATAAACTTGAGGATGGCTATGCGGTTGAAACAACTCTTGTTGGCTCACCTGACGCAATACCTACTGCAGAGGCAGTTCTTGATTATGTTGGAGCTAACCTTTTTGAGCGCAATGCTGGCATTATATCTCCGGTTACAGTAACCGACAAACTTTCATTCGGAACGATCTATGTTGATCATCTGGCAGAGAAAACACTGAATAACGGCGTTATAATTGATCATTCTCTTACAGTGGCAGGGTCCTTTAAAGCAGCTGGCTATTTCTATTCAGGGACCAGCGCACCAACAAATACTAATCGCCTGAATTATGACGGTAATCTTTATGCAACAAATATCTACTCAGGAGGAACACTTGTTTCAGTAGTTGGTCATACTCATTCATACGAACCAGTTTTAGGTAATCCGGCTGCAGATGGTTATATACTTTCTTCAACTGCGGGAGGGACAAGATCATGGGTTCCTAATCCTTATGTACTCCCGGTAGATGATATCCTCGACTGGTCCACTAATAAATATACTCCATACGATGCTCAAAGTTCAGGTAAGTTAGATAACTCAACAACTGCACCTACGCATAGCACAGCCAGACTTAACTATGATGGTCAATTCTTTGTTTATAATCTAACAGCTACTGGTCCGGTACAGACAAATGAAGGAGGAGCTTATACTAAACTTTTCGGTGAATCTGCAATCGGATACCTTTCAACCTGGAATCCAACACTTAGAATTCAGGTTCATGGTGATAACATAGGAGTTATTAACCATACCAATACCGGTCATTTACTTTATCTCGACAGGATAGCTTATGCCTCAAATACTAACCTCACTTATGATGCTATTCATATCAATGACAATCCTACCACCTCAGGGACCATAGGAGGGGCTATTTTTAAGGCAACGGTCGGTGCAGATGTCAGAATAAGTTTTGAACCCAGGGTGCCAGACTCAGGCTCTGCAGTGGCTTATTTCATAGATACGCATGAAGAACTTGCTACAGCCGGTTCAAAACTATTGTCGGTCCGTAACCAGGGAACTGAAAAGATGTTTCTGGATTACTCTGGAGTTCTACAGGTTGAATCGGATATCTACGCAGGGTTCCTGGCATCAGAGGACTACGCTGTGTTGCAATACACAGGACTGAAGGTTTACGTTACCGATACCGAGAGGTTAAATCTCGACCCAAGTGTAGGTGATAGTGCAACGGCTAAGGCATATTTCTTTGACACAGCCAATGCGCTTTCTACAAGTGGTTCCAAACTTCTATCAATATCCAACCAGGGAGTTGAGAAGTTCTATATCACATACGAAGGCGAGGCTTACGCCAATGGCGTACACCTTGGAGTCGGTGGTGGGGGTGGAGATGTTTATAAGTCAGGTACGCCTGTTGATAACCAAATAGCAATATGGACTGATGGAACACATATTGAAGGAACAAGTAATTTAATATATAATGACCCAAGTCCTACTTATTATCCTACTCTATGGTTAGGACGAAGTTCTCCTGATGGAACAAATTATGCTTTAAGAACTTTATCTACATCATTGCAAATAAATGGACCTACTGGAGGTTCTGTTAGTGTAAGAAATGGTTCAGCTCTTGTTGCAGATTTTATGTCTAATGGATTATATATTGAACAAATATATGTTAATCATATAGGAGAAAGAACCTCTAATCATGGAGTAGTGTTTGATAATACCATATCAATTTCTGGGACAACAAAGGCAGCAGGTTTTTTCTATGCCGGAACAACTGACCCCACAAATACGAATCGTTTGAATTATGACGGCAATTTATGGGTGAATGCTTTATATGTAAGAAATTCAAGTAATTATTGGTTGAATGAAAACTTGAGAGTGGGAGGATTAACATTTGTTAGTAATCTTGGGACAGGCTATGATACTCTCTATAATTATTATGACTTCTCTATTTTTGCACAAACAAATAAGGTATTAAGGCTTGGTGCAAACGGAAATCCGGCTGCAATGACATTTGCAGGAGATGGGACTCAAGTTTCATTAGCTATTCCACTCAAGGTTGATCACATTGGTGAGTATACTGCCAATCATGGGGTAGTTATAGATGCCTGTGCAGGTGGTGGAGGATATTTTTCTTTGACCGTTACCAATTCAGCTCAAGCAAATATGTGGGTTGGAACTTTAGCTGTTCAAACTGCATTTTTTACAAGAAGTGGTGGAGATGTTCAAATTGGTGCTGTTCAAACAGGATGGAAAATTAAACTTGGAGATGGTAATGCAAGTTATACTTTTACAAATACTTATGCTGAGTTCTCTGCTTCTGGTTTAAAGATTGATCACATAGGGGAACTTACTGGAACTCATGGTGTAATAATCGGTAATTATGTTCAGATAACAGGTTCTTGTTCAGTATCAACAAATTTCTATTCACAGGTTACAACTGAGTATGGAGTTCAATATCTAATGAACGCTTATTCAGTTGGAAGTACTAATTATACTGGATTCAGGAACGAAGCCGCAGATAAATGGGCTATTGGAACAGGAACCAGTGCAACTATAAGTACAATGTTAATGGCATGGGATAAGGCAGGAGTATTTTATTGGACGAATTATTTCGAGTTCAATGAGATTACAGCTCCGTCCGCTCCTGCAGCCAATAAGGGTCGGTTATACATGGATACTTCAGATGAAAAGCTGTACTGGAAAACAAGTTCAACTACCTATGATCTTACTGCAGGTAGCGGAACCACCCCGGTAGATGATATCCTCGATTGGTCAACTGATAAATATACTCCCTGGTCTGATGCAAATAAAGCTGCAGGAAGATTATATAGCATTACAACTACATATCCTACTAATTCTACAAATCTTGCTTATGATGGTAATCTCTATGCAGTTTCATTTACTTCTGGGACAGCATCTACTAATTATACTCAGATATTAGGTACATCAACTCAAATAGTTGTATCAAGTACTACAAGAACAAGCTTAATTCCAGGTGTAGCTGATTCGGGTTCTGGTATAGCCTATACATTTGATACAGCTAATGTTCTTACTTCAGGTAGGAAGCTAATTTCAATAAAAAATCAGGGTAGTGAATTAGTGTATATTGATAATTTTGGTTCATACGTTGGGGCTGTTGTATATGCTACAAGTCAGTTAATCGCTGGTGCTGTGGGTGCCACTACTAACACTACAATACAGAATTCAAGTATAGTAATGAACATAAGTGGCACAACAAGATTTTCAGTACAACCTTCAGTTGCTGATGGGGGAACAGCTTATACTATCGATACCTCAACCTCATTAACAAGTGGAAAGATAGTTTCATTTTTAAGTGCAGGTTCAGAGAAATTATATATTGATTATCAGGGCTATATTTACACTCCTGCTGGTTCATTAAAACACATGAGTATATTTGCGGGTAATGCTTCAGGTGCTGCAGGAACAGATGCAGGGAATGTTGTCTTGAAAGCTGGTAATGCTATTGCATCAGATTCTAATTCCGTTAATGGTGCGATTTATTTAGTACCTGGTGACCCATATCAGGTATCTGGTACGTCAAGTTATATCTATCTTGGAAGCGATACTCACGCTACCCCTTTAATAGGTATGTATGTAAAAAGTAGTGAAAGTAACGCTTCATTATCACTATATGCAAAAGGGACAGGTTCTATAACAGTAGGAAGTGGTAATGGTGTAATATTTCTTCAAGGTACTGTTTATCTATATTCATCAACAACGATATCTGGTATAGGGGGTAATTCATCAATATCGGGTTATCCTAATGCTGCAGGTATTGGTTATGATTTAACAATAAAAGGTGGGACTGGTTATACTGGATACAATGGAGGCAACTTATACTTACAAGGTGGTACTCCTGGCGGTGGTGGTGCTTTAGGATTAATATATGCAAAAGGCAATCTCTATCCTGAAGATGATGATACTTATTATCTTGGAAAGAACAGTATATCTACGCCTAAGGCATGGAAAGCTCTTGTTCTTAAAGACACGACAAATGGTAACTATTACAGAATAACCGTAGTAAGCGGTACATTAACAACAACTCAAATAACTTAAAGCTATGGCAATTACAGCATCAAAAACAATTCCTGAAGCAATCAAGACTCATTCAGTTGAGATGATTACTATTGACCCCAGGACACAAGTGATGGACCCTCAGGGTACTCCTACGAATCATTACTTTGCTCAGGTCGAGACAAGTGATACAGTGACAGGACAGCGTTTTCTCTTTCGCAGGGATATAACTACTGAATGGGGAAATGTATCGGCAGCAAATAAGAATGTCATTAAGGCATTCCTTAATAAAGTTGTAGAACTTTGCCTTGAGGTTGCGCCAGAAGATATCACAGGCGATATTTATTCTTAACCAATAATCTTAATTATGATGAAAAAATCACTGTTTATTCTAATCGTACTCTTATGTACAAGCTGCGGTTGTATGCTGTCACAGATACCACCTCAGAAAATCTATGCTACGGCAAGTTGTAATGCTGCCCTTCCTGATTACAGGTTAAAGATTACGGCTTCAGACAACTGCGAGATCGCCACTTTCACTCAGACCCCTGCGCCTGGGTATCTCTTAACATCAGCGAATAAGGTTGCAACTGTTGTTGTTAAGGCTACTGACGCCTCAGGTAACTTCAAACAGGTTTCTTTTACAGTAACCTTGCTTGATACTATCAAACCTGTTTTTACTATCGCTCCAGAATTACTTGCCTATAGTCTTGAACAGATTGGTACTATCTATGACTATGCTGACAAGTTAATTTTTAATCAGGAGAGATTACTTTATTCTCAGACATGGATAGACAGTATCCCTGGGTTAAGAGATAAACTCGCCAAGGATGAATACCTGAATAAGGCTATGCTTACATGGACTGGCAAAGGTCATGCGTTAACCGGATTTGGTCATAGGTATTTTACATTCTATAATGCTGAAGAAGGAGACACAATCATTTTACCAAAGTTTAATTATTAACCAAAAAGAAGAAAAGTTATGACTTACAGAGAAGTTCTTATTATGAGAAAGAATCTTGACGAAGTTAATCCTATTGAGGGTGTTAACGTCAAGTTCCTTTATGCAGTTTCTAAAAACAAGGAGAAACTTGATTCCATTATCAAGCATCTTGACGGACTCAAGAAACCTTCCGATGAGATTAATGAATTCTGGAAGAAACTCGATGAACTCAACACTAAGTATGCTGAGGTCGATGAAACCGGAACGGTTGTTTACAGTACTGCTATGGTCAATGGAGAACCCCGGAAAGCCTATAAGAAGGTAATTGGAGAGGGTAATCCTGATAGCAAGTACACTAAGGAGGTTGAGAAGCTGAGAGAGAAACATAAGAAAGCGATTGATGCTTATGAGGAAGCTATCAGGCGTTACAATACGATGCTTGATAACGAACTGGAGGAGGATGGTTGCGATAAGGGTACATATCGCAAGCACATGATCGATCTTGATATTGTACCGGCAGGACTGCACCCTAAGGCTATGGATGGTTGCCTGCCCTTTATTAAGGATGAAGAACTGGCTGAAACAAAGCCACCCGATGATAAAACTAAAAAACAAAAATAGGAGGTAATTAACATGGCATTATTCGTTCCACCAATCGTAAAAGCATCCGGCATAAGTGTAGCTACTTATGACTTTGTTGATGCTCTGATAGCCAAAACCCTGACAAAGAAGATCAGCAGCAACCTGGCTACAATCAAATGTGACCGTACTCACAAGAAATATGTGGGCGATCATGTTTATATCAATGGTCTGTCAACCCATTTAGAATACAATGGTTATTTTGTGATCTCGGCTGTATCGGCTGATGGTCTGAGCTTTTCTTATGCTCTCACCCATGCTGACGATACCGAGAATTCTGATCTCGGAGGGGATATACATGATCCAATGCTCCGTAAACCTAATGGGTTCTACTTACGAGTAGGTGGTAACGGTAACATCAGGTATGCTCTTATCGGCAACGAGAAAGCTCAGATAGTTCGCCGTAAGGTCGATACTAACGTGGCTACCATTACAACCAGAGTTCCTCACTCATTTAAGGTTGGCAATACAATCCTTATTCAGGGCCTTGGAGGTACGGGTTATAATAACGTTGGATTTACTATTACAGCGATTCCTACACCAAAGACTCTGACTTTTGCACTTACTCATGGGGACGAAGACGTAACTGACTCCGGGGGAATTGTTGAGGACACAATAGTTAAGGCATTCACAGCCGGCACTACCTTTACAGACCCGGAACTGGTCGGTAAAGTATTCAAGACAGACACGACAGCAACCAGTTTAGTTGTAGGTTATTCACCATACAGGTAATGGAACTGATCAATAGTTGGCGCAGTACTGTAAAACAGGCAGGCAAAATCAATGTGAAAGTAAGATTTGGTAAGATTACATTTTTTGACATTTACATAGATCGCCAAAAGCACAGATACGGAATAACTATCTTTAACTTAGGATTGAAAAACAATACTGTTAGAAAATGAAGATATCAGGTATCTATAAAATACACTCTCTATGTAAGCCTAAATAAAAATAACTCAAATGGGAAAGCTTAAATACTATGTTATTCACTGTGCTGAGACCTATCCTGAGACGATAGTAACCAAGGAGGTGCTGGATGAATGGCACAAGGGCCCCCGTAATAATCCTGATGGAACAGTGACTTATCTTGGCAAGGTCTATCCAAACAGATTCCAGCTTCCGAGAGATATCCTGAACGGAAAGCCTATCTTGAATATTCAGGGCCGGGGATGGGACCGTTATGGCTATAGTGATATTTTCCACAGGGAGGGTTTTGTTGAGAACATTACTCCCTATGACGAAGATGAGATCATAACAAATACCGAAATGACCTGGGGCCAGACTGGTATTAACAGCGAGTCCAGGCACGTAGTTCTGGAGGGAGGCCTGTTACATAATAAGAAGGTTCCTTTCAATGGCGCTGAGGTACTTTTATATAGCTCTATGCAGCTTGACGCACTTACAAGGGATATAATGATTGTCACTACTCATCATCCCGGGATTCTGATTGCAGGGCATTACCAGTTCAATAAAGACAAAACTTGTCCGAATTTCAACGTTCCAATGTTTCTGAAGAATATTAACCGGGCGCAATTCGCCTATAAACCAAAATGATATGAGATCAAAACTATTTAAACTCAATGCCAAGGACTTTATTAAAGGTCTGATTGTAGCAGTTCTTACTGCAGTAATCACGTTTGCTTATGAAGCCATACAGACCGGAGAACTTTTCAGTATGGTAACTCTCAAGAAGATGGGGATGGTAGCTCTTGGAGCTTTACTTGCCTATCTGATTAAGAACTTACTGACGAATTCTCAGGACCAACCTTTGACTCCAGAGGGATGAGATTACTAATTGTCATATTAACCGCACTTCTTTTGGGTTCATGTGTGACCCAAAAGAGGTGCTATACCAAATTTCCTCCAAAGACAGTTACTGTTATTAAGGATAGTTTGGTAATTAAGGATACTATTATCTATCGTGATAGACTGGTTCCTTATAAGATCAAGGGAGATACAGTCTGGCAGGAGAAAACCATACAGGTTCCGGCCAGCCTGAATGTTTCACCTATTGTTCTTGAGAATACTTACGCTATTGCCCGGGCATGGATAGAGAATTCCAAGTTAAAGATGGAGTTGGAACAAAAGGACCAGGTTATTAACTTCAAGCTTGATAGCGCAGACAAGGTAACGAAATATTGGGAATATAAATGGACCAACGAGAAGCAGACTATCACCCTGCCACCAGTCAGATATACTTCTAAGTTCGCCAAGTTCTGTATAGGTTTTACCCTTCTTATTGTAATTGTTATTATTGGTTGGTCTGCACTTAAAATTTACAAAACCTTTAAACCATGAACTATATACTCAATACCGATGAGCTTCTGTATATCTCGATGGATGATATTATATCAAGTCCGATCACTCCCGGAACAGAAGATCAATATTTCCTGTTGTTTGTCTATCCTATAGAGGCCCTGTTCACGAAGATTCAGAGAAGATCAGCCCTTCGGGGAAAACTCGTAAAGGACAATGAGGGTAGGGCTCAGACAGATAATTTCCAGCTGACCGAGGACGAAAGAGACGCTTTCCTGGACTTTCTCAGGTCGGGAGCATCGGAGATATTCAAGCAGGTATCAGGATATTCTAAGACCATTAATTCGGCCTTTCGTTTTGATGTATATTTCGGAGTGCCGGAATTCTCAAGTTATATATTATCTACAGACCCTACAGGATTGATAATTACGGACGGTGGTTTAACAGACCCTATGACCGTCAATCAGTATGCGGGATATAAGTTAATCATAATCAGCCCGGGGTTATTAGAGAACCAGGAGAGAACCATAGTCTCAAATACAGAAGATAGTTTTACGATCAATGAAAGCTTTGGAGAGGAAGTTGAGTATCTTGAATATATCGTCTCGGCTCAGACAGAGAAGCACATAATGATCTATTCCCTGTTTGATGGTAATAACTTTGATACTAATATGCTGGCAGGAATTGATTCACTGTTTGAGAAGTGTTTTATCGGCTCGGTACTAAAGGAGTGGTACTTGATTAACCGGTTCATGGACGACTACAAGGTTGAGGAGACCTTACTGAAAGACGCTATTTCAGATTTACGGATGCACTACTTCCAGGCACTTGACGGATACAGAGCATCACAGTTTATGGCAGACGTTGATTCAGAAGTATAATATGGCAATAGGTGGTAAAATAGGAGTTCCAGATGTTCAGCCTTATCCCAGGTATATATTCTCATTGAATAACGTCTGGAGTAAAAGAACTGACTTACTCTTGTTCTTAGGAGAGACACAGAATATAAGAGACGGAAAGCTCTATAATCAAATGGTTGGTTCTTCTGATTACCTGATTGCCACAGGTAATAATTTTCAATGCCCGGATAACCAGTCATACAGAGATGCTGACAACGATAATATCTGGTTCCTATTGAGTTCACTGATAAGAAGTCCTACTGAGTCTGAGTTAATAGGCTACGATTTTGAGCGTACTATCATTTACTATGAGGATAACGACCCGTTTACGTTAAGAATTATAGCGATCTTAAAACCAATAGTTTTGATTCCAGATACAATGCGCAAGGATTTCCGTTTATCGTTGTGGTGGGACGATACTTTCAGTGATTATGGATATACCAAAGCAAATAGAGGTGCTGGTAAGAACATTTGGACACCATTATAAAAATCAGTCGAATGAAAAAATACTTTATCATCTTGTTTTTGGTCTGTGCGTTTTCGGTTAATGCTCAGAACACTCATATAACATCGGGTATGTCAGCAAATACCTTCATGACTACTGTTAATACAAATCTATCGAAATATGAGGAATATTTTGGATTTCCCTTTGTAAGTACATTGACTCTCAGGGACCCAAATTATATTTCAAAACTTAACTACAATATGGATACCCTGAGTTCTCTTTGTAGTGTTTTATACACTCCAATCACTATTGGAATGAGTGGTAGTTCTGTAAGAACAATAGTAAATAATGCTTTCGATAGTTATGTTGCTTCCAGTTTTTATCAGGCAAATGTTGCAAGATGGGATAATGACGCAAAGAACTTTCTATCAGTTACTGGAGTTCAGACTAATGATTTCATAACCAGAGAATGTGTTAATGATCATGTCAAGATGCTTAAAGATAGTTCTCTATGGACCAAGTTCTTAGTACTATATCCCTTAATTAAAGATAACGCAACACAACAGAAGTGGAATCTCAAAGACCCTCAGAATACCGATGCAGCTCATAGGTTAACTTATCCTTATCCTGGACTCACAACCTATTCTGATAAGGGTTTCGCAATGACTGGTGGTGCTTGGGCTGATACAAAATTCACATCTGCAGATCATCTTAACAAGAATTCAAAGACGATTTTCTCTTACATACAGCCAACGTCAGTTTATACAAGCATGGTCATAGGAAGTGGGAACTATGAAAAGGTAACTCCAACTGCCGGTAATCTTACAACTCAATTTAATCTTTCGACATTACAATGGTATGCTCCAACATATTATTTTGATATGAAAGGCTTTTGGTGTGCAACCAGAGCTGATAAGGATACTGCAAAATTATTTCATAATACTAATCTGCTTTATAAAATCTACTATCCTGATACAGCAAGATACAATCCGTCTGACCCTATGCTTCTCGCAGCAAATGTTGTTACAACATCTTATGCTGGTATTGGTACAGGACTAACAACTCCCGAGACCAAGAAATTTTATAATGTTATCGAATATTTTGAGTCATGTATATTAAGAAGTGTTAATCAGAATTTCCCCCCCTCAGATAGTGCAAGTTATAAGGCAATCTTAACAGTTAATCCAGCACCAGGCGAGACCTATAGTTTCAGTATGGCAGGAAAATCAACCTATGGTAAATCAGTCAGGGTTTATTTTGGCGATGGGAATATGGTTATTCTCCCGAGAGACAACCAATTGCATTATGTAATAAATACATATCAAAAATCAGCAACTTACACTATAACCGTTATGTATCCACTTGGTTTAGATCAATTGGCATGGAATGAAGGGGGGATTACAATGACCACTGATTTCGTAAATAAGATAACTGATCTAAGGGTGCTTAACACTGCTTGGGATGGTTTAAAAGGTTCGGCTGACTTAACTAATCTTACAAAACTTGAATGGGCTTATGTGGGTTCAGCTCATACAGGTTCTATCACCAACTGGACAAGTTTAAAGACACTTATCACTTATAACAACTGTACCCTCAGTGGAGATATAACAAATCTAACAACTATCACAAATCTGTATATTGATGGTAAGAATACAATAACAGGTAGCACCAATCTTTTAACAAAGTTACGTCAGCTTGAGGGAATGAATGGTTATTCTACTGTATCAGGAAGTATAGTTTCTGATTCTATTCGGATAGTTTGTCTGGCTGAGTTAAATAATTTAAATTGGGATATATCTAACAAGTATAAACTTGGTTATTTATCAGTTGGAGGGACTGGAAGTGCAACCTTACATGGAAGTGTAACTAATGATACAATGCTTTTTTATATTGGAGTTGGTGGAACAGGTTCATCTGTAACAGGGAGTCTTGCAAATTTAAAAAATCTTGCTCTGTGTTATCAATCTAATTATGATAAGCCTACGAGATTCATAAACAATCCACAACTCTGTTATTTTGAGGGTAATCCTTCATATACATGGACCTCAGCTGAGATTAATCAGTTACTTGCCGATCTTTGGGCGAATAGAGATGTATTTAGAAGACCTGTAGATGCATATGGTAATTATTGGCCCAATATAGGTGGAATTGGAGGAATAAGATATATTAATTTACTTGGTTCACAAAGTACTGGTGCGCCTACAGGTCAGGGTCTAATTGACTTACAGAATCTAAGGAACTATATAACTCCACCAAATTATTATAATACTACCTGGACCATACTTACAAGGTAATTAATATAAATCCTGCTATGACAAAAATAATCAAAACATATCCTCAGAATTACAAAGGAGTCAACGGCAAGCAGGTTGAGCTTGGGCTCTCCGCTACTCATTTGCAGTGGAGATATCGGGAGCAGTCTGAGAATATATCAAACATAGATTATTCCTGGCATAATCTCGTACTACTTGATGATATCAAGGGAGCTGACGGGGAGATGCCTCCTCCAGAAGATACATTAATATACAGGACAGGCGGGAAGATCACGCAGATAGTGAAAGAAACGAAGACAATAAACCTCACATATACGGATGGAGTGATCACAAGGGTAGAGGATGGCACATACAGGAAAGATATTATCAGAGTTGGTGGTTTAATAACAGAAATACAGGTATCAACAATATAAACTTTAAAATCGAGATATTATGGCAATTTCAGCAGGTGATGTGTCCGTTGCAGCAAACGGTAACATCAGATGGACAGGTGGGGCAGCAACCTATACGGTGCTTGAACTTCACAGATATTTACAGGACCTCGCAGACCAGGCGGCTGCTTCCGGGGATGATCTTGTTGACATAACAAGTTCAACTCCCTCAGAGCGATCGACAGATAACATTATTACCCTTCTTGGGGCTTTTAACATAGACGATACTATGGCAGAGCATCTATACGATGGTTCTATATCTCAGGGTTCAGGAGCTATCCTATATTCCGGGCTTGTCGTAGTGGGTTCTGTTTTTGGGACTACAACACTCCAGATAGTTCAGGATAATACATTGTATAAAGGTGATACACCATTCTGGGGTACTGGACTTAATGCCGATGCCACACAGAATATCCTGATGAGGTGTTTGATCAAGACAAGAACAGCTTCGGCAGATGTTGATGGTAAGAGAATCAGGATATTTGCCCGGGAGTGGACTCATACCTACGCAGAATTCTCGGTAACAATGGGACTTGGTAACTCAGTTGCTGCTATTTTTACAAACAGTGATCTGAATAACCAGACAGCATCAGGAACGGTTGCTACATGGACCACGATTACAAATACTGAAGGTTATCAGACCATTGATCTTGGTAATGGGAATGGTCCCCAGCCTTACTTCTCACAGTGGAACAGGGCTACATATACGATCAATCAGCTTTACGAGAGAGCTAAGTATATCACCCGGAGGGGAACTACTGAAACCATTCATGGTATGGATGGCGAACTTTTCAGGGGGATAACCCATCAGTGGGCGTTTGATAATGAAGGTGGTTCGGGAACTCAATATACAGAGGACGAAATATTATCCTGGGGGACAGGAATTACAGCTGGCTCGGCAATTCTTCTTGCACTTAACGATACTGGTGCTGCCGGTACAGTATGGGTGCAGCTTACAAAGGGCGTACCCCCAACAGATAACATGGTCGTAACGGGTGCTACATCAAATCACACAGCCCAGGTACAGGGAAGCGTTACATCAAGATCACTCTCTCCTGTATTCCTTGGTTCCTCAACCGGTTCCGCAATCATTGGAGCATTTGGTATCGGTATAGAATCTGCAGACCTGACAGTTAATGATAAGCTTACAGACTTGCTGAACGTACTTCAGCAACCGCCAAACAATGTGTCATTCACAGTAACAGGATTATATTATACACCTGGAACTCCTGACCGGGTTCTTGTTGCACCTGCATCGGGAGGAGTAATCCTTTACAGTCAGATGACCCTTAACGGAGCATTAGGTGGAGGTGAATCAACAATAACTGTTCAGACAGGTACGATTCCCGCAGATACGCCTTCTACTGGTACGATAAGAGTTTTATCAACAGCAGGCGTTTATACAAGAGTAACATATACCGGTCATACAACAAGTTCATTTACCGGCTGTACTGGTACTCCTGCTGCAAGTAACGGAGCCAATGTGTTTATATCTTACATTGATGCAGCTGCCACTGCTACTGCGATGTCTGTGACAGTAGTTTATAATGCTGACAGGGATTTATTCGTTAGAGTAAGAAACGGAGGGGCTGCTCCTATAAAAACCTTTGAATCTCCGGCTCAGATCAAGAGTACAAACCAGTCTGTTGCTGCTATCAGGACCTCAGACTTATAATAACTTGTAGCTATGGCTGCTCCTGTTTACGGTCACGACCTCACAGATTGGATTGCTGACAGTGATACTACTGCCTGGGGTGAACTTGTTAATGCCATTTCAGGTGGTGCGCCTGACGAAGCAGATACAGAAAGTGCTTTACAGGCAACCAACAGTTGTTCACAATCTTGTAATACTACAGGACTATGTTCTATGTGCAGGATACTTGGCAGTCCTGTTACCTTATCTTCTGGTCAGGTATTTCTTGTATGGCATGGTCATGGTGTTGCTACAGCTATGCTTAGTTATGCTTCTGGAGGTTTAAGGCTTGCAGTTGCCGGAAGTACTCTTACAGATTGGAAGGCATGGGCAGTAGGGGGTAATGATGTACCACCTTTCCCCTACTCTAAATGGGTAAATAACCCTATTGACCCAACATTAACTGCGGAATATACAAATGGTACTCCACCAACAGGAGGGACGAATATTTATGGAGTTGGAAGTATGTGCCAGTTAAGTGCAGCAGTTGCGAAAGGTCAACCGCATATTGTAGATATAATCAGATATGGCAGGGCAGAGGCAAGGTTCAATGCAGGAGACTCAGGTACTCCCGCTACATTTACAGGTTTTGCTACATCTAATGATGCTCAAACAGCACGTTGGGGATTGATACAGGCGGTTGCTGGGGGATTCCAATGGAAAGGACTGATGACCCTTGGGTATAGTGCTACAGCGGTTTATATGACTGATAGCAACAAGACAATATTTATTCAGGACTGCAGAAAGGTATCCAGTACATTCAATAAGATAGAGGTCAGGGTTGCAACGAGTGTCATTAACTGGACAAACATGACATTTAATAATGTTGCCCCTTCAACAAATGCTTCCAAGGGTGATTTCGCAATGATTGATGCTGCCGATGTAAACATAGAATCATGCTCCTTCATTGACATGGGAACATTCGTATTCCTATCATCAGCAGCTATCAATAAGTCATTATTCCTAAGATGTGGTCAGGTTACTCATGGAGGAGCCGATTTTGATTCCTGTATATTCAGTGGTTATGAGGGAACTGCCGATACAGGTTATCTGGTCTATAATGTTAATGCCGACCCGGACGGAGAAATAGATAAGTGTTCGTTTGCAAAGGGTACGGCATCAACCCATGCTATCCAATTTGGAACCAATACTCCCAACACAATAACATTAAGAGGAATAGTGTTCTCTGGATATAATGCCTCAAATGGCAATACAGATTCGACACTCTATTTCCCGGATAAGGGCAGTGATACAACATGGACTGTCAACCTGGTTGAGTGTTCCGGGAATATAAGCTATAAAAAAGCAAGGAGTGGAGATACAGTTAATCTTGTTATAAATCCTGTTACTATTGGTATAACTGTAAAAGACCTTATTACTGGAAATGCAATAACATCTCAGGATGTAAGGGTGTTTGTTTCTGTTGCAAGCGGAGTCAATTACCCATATAATGCCTCTGTAACAATTACTAACTCAGGAACAACCGCTACAGTAGCTCATACAGGGCATGGTCTTGTTACTAATGACAAGGTTTGGATTAAGGGAGCCAGTCATTATCAGAATAATGGTGTATTTACGATTACAAAGATTACTGACAACTCATACTCATATACAATGAGTTCTGCTCCGGGAAGCGACCCAACAGGTACCATAACTTCTACATTTGTCCCATTGGAGGGGTTAACAAATTCAAGTGGATATATAAGTGCATCAAAATCATATTCATCTGATCAGCCTGTTACTGGATGGGCGAGGAAATCATCAGGTACTCCATTGTATAAAACGGGTGCTATTTCAGGTGATATTGATAATGTTGCAGGAGTTCAGTTGACGGTTTTACTTGCTAAAGACGAATAAAATGATACCAGACGGAATGTATAGAGTGGTCTGTTCGCATTGCGGAACTCCATTCATAGTGGACAAACATGAGGCTTTTTTTAGCCCCGAAAAATGCCCTGGCTGTAACTTTGAGATTATTATGCTGGAAGTACCAGATGACGGTTCAAGAGTGGTTGCAATAGTAGAGGCATGAAGAACAGGGAGCAGCTTGAGCAAGAAATAGTCTTGTTGAACTTACAGGTGAATAATGCCATTGCTGAGATAAGGAGGCTTATTAATGATAATAATGTTCTGAGGAATCTTTATAATACTGAGGCTGGTCGGACAAAACAATTAAAGGACCAGGAGGTGATTAAGAATGATATTATCCAGAAACAGATGGATAGGTCCAATGCTGAAAATAATAGATTGCTTGAACAGATAGAATTTCTGACAAAAAAACTAAGGGGATATGGCTATAACGATAAATTGGGCGACTAAGGTAATATCGATACCAAAGAATTACCTCACTCTTATCTCCGGTACATTATATGAGCTGGACACAGAGCAGTTCCGTAGTGATCTTAAAGACTTGGAGGATGGAGCCGAGGGTATGGTATATCCTGATACCCACCGACATAATACAGAGGTTACAGTTGCCGGTGTTACTTATGCCAGGGTTATAGAGATTATAAACGGATATTCTATCACTTTTGAAGATGATCATTACACTGTGCGACTTGCAGGGTCGAATAATAACATTTTCGATGTTGAAAATGGGATACTTAATCAGAATAGTGTCAGTGTTATCGCCGGAAACTCTGCAGGGTTAATTGTTAAGACTGTTGGTTCAGGAGTGACCGAGCAGGATAAGCTTGATATTGCAGACAGGGTACTTGATGAGATTGCTGCAGACCATGAGGGTGTTGGGAGTGTAGGCAAGATACTTAAAGATACGAAGGCAGGGGTTGATGATGCACAGGGATTGATTCTCGCAATATAACGGAAAACCCGGACCTGAATCCGGGTTTTCTTTCACTACACATCTGACGGACGAATAGCGGGAGCTTGTCGCTCCAGAGGTTACAAAGATAGTAAAAATATGATTAGATCATAGGTAATTTTTTACTTTCTTCCAATATTCCCACGTCTTAGGACCTGAACCATTCCAGTCCCTTGCGATCTTACCCGGGTCTCTGTAGCCTATCTCAATGGCATAGTGTAAGAATACTCTCTCTGCTTTTTGATAGTTTAGCATATCACCCAAGGTGTACTTGATTCCGGTTCGCTCGTAATAATCATCTAATCGAACCTGCCGTATTTGAAAATACCCATAAGCTTGTTCGATCTTGTTTACTGCGAGTGTATCCATCGCTCCGGTAACAGGATTCCCTACCTCAACCATGCCGATAGCATATTTCAGGGATATGTAGGGATTGATACCTTGAGAGGTCTCCAGATAAAGAGATCTCCATTCAGGAGCGAAAACCGTCATAGATACCAGTAGTAAAATAACTGTTAAGATTACTTTCATCTTGGTTCTGTATTGGTTACGGGTGCAAATATAATCATTTTCCCTCTTTTCCTTCTCCGAGCATTAACTTTGAGTTCATCAGAGTAATGTCGATCATATTATCAACACTGTCAATAAGCCGGTCCAGAGAGGTATTACTTCCGATCTGGATTTTCAGGAGCAGCGTTTCTTTCTGAGCAAATAGAGCATCTTTCTTTTTCTGGATTTCGGCCTTTTTTGTTTCGTATTCCTCCTTTGCTTTTAAATAGGCATCAGGATAGATAAAGAGTTCATTAGCCTGTAATGACACTGAATGATACGTTTCATTATCAGAAGAATATCGGGAATACTTCTCATGCACAAGTGATTCTCCATTTCCTAATCTTAGAACCCGCTGCCTAACAGCATTTCCTATTTCTTCAATGGACCTCATCTTAACTGAGCCATCAAGTACGGCTGCAACGAGATAATTATTCAGGGAAGGTTCTTTGGGCTTTCCCTCATCGAGCTTCCTTTCCTCGTCCCTGTAGGTCTGCTCGACTCTTGCGATTAAGAATTTTCTCTGGTCTTGGTTCATATCTTCTTGGATTGAATTTCAACAATGATCTTGATGTTATCCGGGACACATCTTGCAGCTTCGTTAATCAGACTCCAGAAGGTATTTTGTATAGCAGCTTCATTGGCGATCTCCCTTTGAGTTTCTTTTTTAGGTGGGTCGTATTCTCTCTTTGGGTCTATCGGTATTTGTTCTTCAACTGACTCCGGTGGAGGACCAGCATCAATGTAATCTGCATCCGACTGATGCTTCTTGTTAAAATCCTGAATAGCTCCAAGAGTTGAAGCTCGGAGGCCTTTCAGGTCCTGAATTGGTACCGTAAGGGCTTTCACAACAGAAGGCTCTGATAAACCTATCTCTCCGGCGATCTGTTTACGTGTCATTTGCTTGCTATCTAAGAAAGTCTTGCAAATGCGTCTGAATTTGATAATGTCATCTCTATCCATATTATTTAGTGTTAAGTATGTGACCTATGATTCCTTCAGTGATTACCGCTCTCTGGAAGGTATATTTCCATACCCAGGGATTTGATGGCCATGAGTCAAAACCATGAATTGTTATCCATTTGTTTTGAAACATCGCCACGCAGTTATATTCGGGAGAATCACTGACTCCCTCGCACCAGGCATCCTCATTGGTGATATCCTGTAGATGCTGTATTTCTACCTTGGTGATCTGAATAAGGTGTCTGGCAGCTCTCTCGGGCATGAATAACTTATTCTGCCATTTGTATTGAGTATAACCCCTTTCATAATGGAACTGCCTGAACAGGTCAGTATCCTTGTCGATACCGTACTTGTAGCAGAATCTCTTTGATGGACCGCTGCAGTGTTCTGGTTCCCACACGAAGAATGGTTCTTTTAGATACAGAAAATCTCCCGGCTGGTACCTTGATCTAACATAAGAGTTATCGAAATAGAACTGATCTCCCTCGAATAGTCCGTAAGTCCCTTTAAAGGTTACCAACTTCGGCTCTCCATCCTTGTCGCAGATCATTTCTCCATTCTTATCAAGTTTAAAGCAGTCTGTAGGGTCAGTCTCCATGCCCTCAAATGTAGGTTGCGACCAAAAGGTATAATCCGTATTCGGGAAGATTATCCTCCTCGTCTGTGTCTTGGACCCATTCACAACCTTGTGGAACAGGTCCTCTTTAAAACATATTCCTTTCATTCTTCTATCTCTTTAAATTCAACTTTAATAAACGGCTGTGGTCCATCCGGTAGTGGTCGGCGAGAAGGAATCCATCGGGAACCATAACGATAGCGATATTTCCCAAAGTGGCCTCCTTTATGTATTGCCATTTCCTTTTTGTGATTCTCAAAGAGTTTCTTGGCAAAGGAAAGGGCTTTTTTCTCTGTCATTGGGAGCTCAATAGTCCCCTGGTGCGTTTCAGCTTTTAACAGTATTTTCTTCATGTCCGTCATTTTTAGTTAATATTTCAAGTAGTGTTGCCTGGCAGAGCTTGTGTTCCTTTATGAATTGCTTGGCCATCACCCCGAACATATCTATTGATATCGGGAGTGGTAACTTCATGGACCGCTTACACCTGTTACACAAGAATCCTCCAGTTACGGGGTCCATCACAAGGTAGTCATACTTTCTTTTTGTCATAAGGGAATTCTTTAAACCGGTGAAAAGGCGTATTTCCCATAAGGTTGATCTTGTTCCAGCTGGAGATCACTTTCTTATTCCAGTACGTTCCCCAGGACTTGAAGAAGAACGGTACATTATGTTTCTGGCAGTCATTAAAGACTTTCAGAGCCCAATCTGGTTGCATTGGCCTTGCCTTAGGACCAGTTTCTCCACCGAGAATGACCCAATCAATCCCCAGGAACCTCTTATCATCATGCGGAGCTGTGAATATACCGGTCAAGCCATTGATGATAAAATCGCTGCTCTCCTGAGGCAGATATGTAAGGTCTATTTCGTCCAGCATTGGTTCGATGCTGATATACCTACAGACTGCAGGAGTGTTAAGCAGTATCGGTATCTTAAAGTTTGCCTCCTCCTGGTTGCAGATTGTAACTCCGATCCAGACGTTAGGCAGGACTTTACCGTACCGCTCCATGAAGATATTCATTTCTACTGGTCTCTTGGTCAGCATTTGGAATGTGTGTTGAGGACATTTCTCCATGACTTTAAATAACTCAAAGAGGTCCTGATTACCTTGGCCTGTCCGAGCATGGAAGAAAACATCGGTCATTGAACCTACAAATATCTTCCGGGATTTCTTCCATTCATAAGGCTGAAGCATCACTTCATAGTCACAATGAGTGTTCCAACTCCATGTTCCATCGAGGTCAGTTACCTCCCGGTAACGTTCTCCAACCGTATTATTAATCGACCTGAGTCTGTTTGCCATTTTCTCAGCATAGCAGTTCTGGCATCCCGGGCTGATCTTATGACAGCCTATAATCGGGTTCCAGCTGAAATCCGTCCATTGAATAGAGCTTATTCCCATAGTTTTTTGATTCTATTAATTACTTTCTGCATTACGGTGCCGACAATAAAAGATGCAACTAAAAATGTTATGATTACTGCAGCTGGCAGAATCGAGTTAAACAATTCGATGTAGATTACAAACATTACCCCTGCAGCTGCAAGGATGATCGCTACCATCAATCCGATGATAAGCAAGACAGTGATTATGATTTTATTTCTCATTCTGTTTTGGTTTTATTAGACCATCACGATAGGCTAAAAATCTATTGAATGCCATTTGAATAATCTTTCTAAAACAGTTTGTATCCTTGCGTATGCCTCCTTTTTACCTTGATAAAATTCTTTATGCTCTCCTTGTGAATTACCCACTACCATACGTCTTTTATAATCTAAAGCATCATCCTTTACTTCTTTATAAATATCCATTAAATTACTTATAAAACTTTTTCCAATAGCAGTCTCTTCGTCACTCAAAGGAGTGTTTATCTCTTTGGCGGGTTGGTCATCATCCATGCCATCATTAATTATGATTTCATCTGATTTATCAATAATACCATGTTCGGCAATCTTTTTGAATATATCAGCATTTGTAGGAGTATAGGGTATTGAATATTTTTTATCGTCACTCTCTTGCCCTGCGAGTTCGGATGCAATAGAATAAATGTCATTTTCATCCCATATCACATAAATATCTCCATCAGCATGAATATATTTTCGCAATATCTCAATTATTCTCTCTTTGGTTAGTGTTTTCATCTCTCTCTTTATTTAGTTATTTGCTTTAGCGGGTTCATTAGTATTATTTCGTTAGTTTGTTTCTCATCCATTTATTACATATCCCAAAACGTATATCAACTTCATTATAAAGACATGGTGGTTCATATATTCTGCGTTTAGGGTATTTTTTTCTGTACAATTTTTTCATTAAAATACATTGCCATCCAGGAATATAAGCACCTTCTCTACTAATTAATCCATGAATACAGTTACCACATCTTTTTTTAGGCGTAATGGGTTCGTTATAATTTAATTCAGGGAAGATGTCTTTTGGATATACCCAATAATCATCTGTTTTCATGTTATTTACTTTTAAATATTAAACCATCTCTATATGCCTTTGCACCAACATAACAACCGTACTGAATAAATCTTAACGTTGATGGTTCGTGATAAGTTTCTTCATCATATTGATTTGCCCACTCTTCAATCTCTTCATCTGTTATCTCTGGTTTCCTGACTAAACTCAGATACCATTTAGCAATAGTCTCTTTATCGTGTGTCATTAATGAATCTAAGTCTTCAAATACTGGTTGCTGAGATGCGTAATGTTCCATATACTCATGCAATAAGTACCCTGAGATATGATAAATGCCATCTTTGTCTGGTTTTTGTAATCTGCTTTTAAAAAATTCCTCTGGTGTCATTCCTTTAGTCTCTTTAGTAGGTTGCTGAGATGCGTAAATCTTCATTGCTCTTATAGCAATTTGATAAGTAATCCTTTCAAACCCTCCTTGAACTTCATTAAGTACCTCTTCTGCCGTCTTTGCTTCAGCTTTCCAAAATGGTTTATTCCTGCCATAGTTATCATCACCGGGGCCATAAATATCATTGTGATGATCTGGCTTTTTCTTTGCTTCATCCTTGACGGGTTCGCTCTCTGTATAACTTAATATACTTCTCGGTTCTCCACCGCAAATACGACAAAAGCCATTTCTATCAATACCTTCCCATACCTGACAATCACATTTACCTGTCTTTGTTTCAGCTTTGGCGGGTTTATTACTTGGATGATATTCACATAAAGTACATTCCTTTGGTATTTTGTCACTCTCTTGCCCTGCGAGTTCGGCAAGAATATCAGCAATAATATCATCTACATCAATAAATTTAATTATAGCAGTACCATTCTCTCCGTTAGGTGCAGCATATCTCCATAAGTTCTCAATCATTATGGACTTCAATTCCTGCTTATCAATGGTTAGTGTTTTCATCTCTCTTTATTTAGTTAATTGCTTTAACGGGTAATGGCGGATTATAATACACCGTATATTCAGATGAGTTTGCAATGCGTCCCTGGTACTCCCTCTTGAATGACGTATTCTTAATTTCATAATCCGTCAGCATATACGCCCGGACAAATGCCATTGCTGCTTTTTTCGTTTTTAGTGAACGTGAATATTTGTATTTATCTTCCATCTTACCGGTTTTTAAGGATAATCATCTAAATCTGTTTTCTGGATCAGAATACAAATCCTCCCAATCCCTATCAGATGTTAAGGGTTTTTGATTCCTTAATTTAGTTCTGTCTCTTACCCACGAATCAATATCCCCAAGCGACACTAATTGATTTAGTTCCATTGCCGTTAATGATTCTATCTTATTCTTGATATTCGAATCATAAAGCCTTATGTCCTCATCACGGAGTCTTTCACAGACTTTTTCGATAAGCTCTTTTCCTGTCATTTCCATATCATTTCTCTTTAATGTTAATTTCCCAATAAGTATGTAGTTCGTCAAGAGTTTTTAAATTTGTTGGGATTCTATCCTCATTAGGTGATTGAAATTTTATCGAATGATCAACAGTATTTAAAACAGCTTCATAATTTGAATCCCAGCATAGCCACTCCACAAACTCCTTGCTATACATTGGATGTTCGAGGGGAAGAAGTTCCTTTAATTCTGCGAGTTCTTTATGTAGTCTATCTCCTGTAAGTAATAGTGCCATATATTTCCCCTCTGATTCAACCGTTGTAGGATCAGGAGTTACTAACTGGATTGTTAAATTTTCAATTAGTTCATCCTGTTTCTCAATTATCTTCTCTTTGGTTAGTGTTTTCATAGCTGAATTGGGTTTAAGTATCTCAGGAGAACGCATCTTCAAATCATCTATCGATGGTTTGTAGTTTCTCAATCTTTCGAGTTCATTTGGATTGTCCATTTTTATCGGGATTAATTGTTTTTGCTGCTTCTTTCATAAATTCATCAGAATAAAAGTCGTCCATTCTATGTTCAAACTCCTGTTTCGTCAGCTCCTCTGCCTTCTCGAATCCAATAGAGACTTTAGTTACATTGGACTCAGGGTCATTGGGGTCAATTATTATTGCAGCTGGCTTAACATTGAACTGATAGTAAACAGTCATGTATAGATCAGGGAACTTACCAAGTACCATCTTACCCCTGCAGTCCCTTACTACAAGATGAGTGCGATACCTCCCGGAAAGAACTTTCTTGTCGAGAATGACATTTCTAAGATAGTCCTGCAGGAAGGGACCACACTTATATATCTCAACGACCTTTAAGAACTCCTCAGGACTCAATAACTTTGACATCTGCTTCAAGTTTGGTTATTAATTCAGGAAAATTGACCTTGTTTATCTTCATCTCATATAATACAAGCTCAGCCATAGTCAGAAACTGCCGATCTTTCATCCGCTCCTTGGCCTTCGCCACGTCATATTGCATTGATGAACGACTGTTCCCGGTCAGTGCTATGAGTTGGTGCCAGCTGTACCTCTTGATTTCCCTCATTATATAGAAATAGAGTTGCCTTGGTTTAGTGTATTTCCGCATACTACAGCCAGGGATACCCCGGGCGAGAATCATCCCTTCCTCAACTTCAAATATCCTCGCTATTATCTCCAGAATGGGTTTTTTACCTCCATTCTCTCTCCTTATCTGGAAGGGCAATCCGGGAACTGCATATAAATTCGGTCTGTGTTTCATGGTCTGAGGGATTCACCGCTAAACTCAATGATCTTGCATAACCGATTTATCCGGTCCATAGTACGATCTCCATACCTTTCGAGAAACTGAGCATCCGAGAGGTTTGAGGATATTATCAGGATATCGAGGTCCTGTTCAGCTTTATTGATGATCTCATTAAAGGGCTCGAATCGTTCACCGTAGTTATTTACCCGGGATTCGGTTCCGAGCTCGTCAATGTAAGAGAACTTCCAGTCACGATACTTATGGAAGTTCCAGGTTCCATCAAGATTAAGGTTTGGAAGCTGTGAGGCATGGAAGCCTGGGAGATACTTATTAAGAGCTTTGAACATTGGTTTCAGGACTCCAAGGATGATGTTGCTCTTGCCTCTACCGCAATCACCATACATAAACAGGCCCTTTCCCTGGTTGTCGGCCATCCATTCAGTCACCTTATAATATTCCGGTAGCCATTTGAATTCCTTCAATGTTTTATCATACCTTTTGAAACACTCGGTAAATACGTCATTGAGTATCGGCAGCTTACCAAGTGAGACAACTGTATATCTTCTTTCGTAAGGCCTACCTTCAGATAGTTGGGCGAAAGCCTTATCTATCATTTCTTTGTGTTTGGGGTCAAGTTCCATATATTATGTTTTAAATTTAGCTGGTATTTTTCCTGAAACAAAATTCTGTCCCGGGTGCTGGCCTCGCTCAATTCCTTTCTCATCTCGTTCCCAGGTTACAAGAGCTGACTTCCAGTTTTTCATTCTGTTTTTCCCGACCATCCAGCCTTTTGCGTCATAGAAATGCCAGAATTTTACTGCATCAACAGAAGATTTTCGCTCCTCAACCTCCTTTTTTACCTCCTCAAGTGTCGGAGGAACGAATATTTGCCTGGGTTGCTTGCCGTCTGCCGGGATATCATCTGGATTTTGCCTTGTAGTGGGCTTTTGCCATCGTTTTTTACCCATATTGACGTATTTCTCTCTTTCATTAACTCTTTTAACCATTGAATCTCTCAACTTAGCCTGGTAATACTTGCCGGTTTCGTTGTCTATCGTGAATTTCTTCATTATAACTTCATCGACCTCACGCTTAATGACATTCTTCATCTCCTCGTAAGTTAATTGTCCTCCTTTGTCGTGCATGGTAAACAATAAAATAGAGTAGATGCCGACTTGTTCAAAGGTTAGTGTGCTTACTCCCTTTAGGAAAGGTCCTGTTTCTATTTCGCAGATTGGGTCCTTAATTATTTCCGTCATAGTCAAATAGTTTTTGCTGGTAAAACGTTGGTGTATCTTCGTGTTTCGGCTTGAGCTCCATATCAAGATCAGGATTGTATTGTTGCTGCATACGGCGTATATGATGGAGCAGCATATTATATTCATACCTCATGTCAATATATTTGTTATAGAACTTGTCGAGTAGTATCTTTGAGATATCCGGTGTCTTCTTATGGAGCCACTTGGCTGGCTTAGCCTGTTCAACCACATCTGCAAAATATTCCTCACCTCTCCAGGTTTCCTGCCTCTTGTGCTTAAAGTACAGTAATCCGGCATATCCTGGGACCTCCTCTGGCTTGATCATATCCTCCGGGCAACAGTAATAGAATTTATTCGGTGCAAAAGGCTTTACAAAATGAACATAACAGTAATGATCATTGAGTTGGCTACCAGGCATCGTTACAAGTTCCTTCTCGGCGTTACGCATCAGGAAGTGTTTCTGAGTCTTCTGTGCGTCAGCTTTGAAATCAGCTCGTGATATCTTCACTTCGACCTCTATGGTATAGCCTGACTTGGTTACGCAAAAGAAATCGCTCTCCCAATCGTAGATGAAAACATTGGTAAGCTTGTAATCAGCGGTAACAAACCACTTCTGGAGCTCGGTGACGATCAGGAGTTCATTCATAGACCACCTCTAAATTGCATCCTTTGTTGTGTCGGACTACTTGGTTGAATTGGTGTAATGCTCATTGAAATATTGTAGTCCGGGTTCTTGCCACCATATCTCTTTGATAACCAAATTAACCCCCGGGCATTTACTAATGTCTGGTAAATTATAATGTGGTAAGGTTTACCTGTTTTCTTGCTTATCCCCTTTCTTTCCTTCATCTTTCTTTCAAAGTATTGTTTGTACTGTTGATATGGCTCATTATCTTGGACCGGATTCTCGGATTTCATTAATATTTTATCGTTCCTAAGTATCTCAAAAAGATCATTCCTTCCAATATCCAACTGTAATAACTTTGCAACTGAACCAATAGGATAGAGCCTTTTATCGTTTGATACTCTATCAGCAAACTCAACTTGATCTTTGTGATGTGATAACTTTTCATTTGTTACCTCAATTATCCTCTCTACAGTTTTCTCTGATTCCTCGGCTTTATGTTCTGCAAGCTCTTTTGCTTGACTTAATTCCTGGTTCTTCTCAAGAATCACTTTATTATTGTCAGCGAGTTTTACGATCTCTCTGGCATAATCAAGTATAGTTAATTCTTTCCTTTGCGCAACATCCTGAGCCAAGGCTTTTGTCATTACAGTTCCTGTCTGATTAGCTCTTGCGTTAATTGTCAGAATAGCAGTTAAACTAAGTGCGTAATCCTTGGCCGGCCGGCCCCTTCCTCTTTTAATCCCTGAATTTATGACATTATTTGTCAATAATTCGGAATAATCCTTATCCTTTGTCAGATTGCAAGACTCAACTTGGTAGTCAAACCAAGTGGTAAAGTTCCTTTCGCTGCCCAAATAGGCATGGAGTTCCCGGGCAGAATAAACAGTATTGCCCGAATTGTCTTTGAATTGTCTTAGGTCATTCATAATTTAGTTTTTGATGTTTGGAAACATATTCTTTAATTTTCTGATCGGCCCATATCTTCATAGCCTTTCTGACATTGGCCTTGGATATTTTGAAAGCGCCCCTTGTTCCTGGCTTGAAATGGCATGGATATCGTAGTCTATCAATAATCTGATCTCTTGTCATTTCAGTAAGGATTTAAGTTAAACTCTATATTCGTTACATTCTTTTTACTTGCAGCTGCTGTATTAATCCCGAATTCCTCAGCGATCTCCCGGACAAACCGGGCCTCGTCACTATTCCCATCGCTAAGGTGCAGGAGAACTATATTAGTGACTGCGGAAAGATCAAGACTCCGCAGGTATTGTTTGCATTTCTCAAGTTCAAAGTGTGACAGGAGCAGTCTCTGGCGCATGATGCCAGGAAGACGGCCATTGATAATATTGTTCTCCACGATATCATCTGCAAAGTTGCACTCAATCATTATCTGGTTGAGGCGGGGAAAGGTGTAATCACACCAGAAAGTATCGGTTAGGAACAGGATGGTCCCGGATTCCTTGTGAGTGATCACGAATCCAAGACAGGGAACATCATGTACTACATCAAAAGGAATGATCTTAAATGACTTTAATTTATAACCATGCTGAGGGTACACCAGCTTGAAACGGTTGTCATGGCCCGTTATACCCTTTGAGGAAGCTACTGACTCACTGGATAAAACATTGATACCGTTGTCAATATATTCTCTGATGTACCCTGCATGGTCGTTATGTTGATGTGATACCAGGCAGCCAGCGATATTATCAATACGAAAACCCTGAGTCCTTTTGATCTCCCGGAGTTTCACCCCGGCCTCAATGATTAGGACCTCGTTTGATGCCTCGAGAATATAACTATTCCCGGAGCTGCTGCTGCCAAGTACCTTGAGTCTCATCAGTACGTGGGTTCTTCGTCCTGCAGTGGCCCCCCGGCCCCCTGTGTTGGTTTCTCCCAGGGAAGATCATTGCCGGCATTCTGAGGACCTTTGGCTTCTACCATTTGTGCGTTCTGCTCTTTGACTGTTTCAGGAGATGAACCGGAAGGCTGGTTAGACACGTCCTCGTATGTAGTTTCAACAGTATCGATCTGCTTCTGTTTGCCCTTTGCGTCAGTTTTGCGCTCCCGGGTAGCCTTTGGCTTGTCTTCATCCTCGTCCAGTATCTCCGAATCGTCAGCTGACTCAATAAGTATCTTAACCGCCCTGTTGATAACAGTCTTCTTGGCCATCTCGTCAGTGAATCCCTTGTGAGCCTTGGTATCTCCGCCTCCGAATCCCATCATCCATGCCTTTTTTATCTGAGCCAGGGACATGACTGTGAGCTGTGAGGTTCCGTCATTAAAGACTACTACCGCATAGGCACCCTTTATATCATCAATTTTCTGGTCCTCGAACTTAATAATGTGCTTGAGAAGCTTCTGCCTCCCTGTATTAAGATCAACCTCGAATCCGAACTCATCGCCTCCATAGATCACCTGAGCATTAACTTCTTTAACATCAGCGTCACGTTTGGCAAGCAGGATATGGCCTGTATATTTCGGCTGCCAGTGTAGTTCCTCTCCATAGACAATGAAATATCCCTGTTTCTTCCAGACATTCAGGCCGTCAACACACATTCCCATTATAGCATTGACTATAGATGAGGGAGTGCAGACTTCCAGGGCGAGTTTACCGTCCTTATTTTTGAGCTCGGCCAGTGCCAGGGCTGCGCCTTTGCAGGCGTTCTCAACCGAGTAATCCTTGGGAAAAACGATGTTCCCGGTATCCATGAGGGTCTGTAAGTGCTCAAGCGTTTTATTGACGTACTGGTCGAGCTTGGCCTTAACTGTTGTTGGTGCTTGTGCCGGAACCGTAGAACCGGCTTTCTTTGGGTCTGTCATAATTGAAAATTTAAGTGATTATTAGTGATTTATCTTTGGTTACATATAAGCTGATTATCTGAGCAGCGCAATCAATAAGGTTATTCACGCTCTCCCTGTTATCTATAAAGATCGGGGCTATTACCTGGTTGTGATTACTCAGGGTATTGATGATATCGAGCCCGGCATTGATCTTTGCTGCATTATTAAGGTCCGAATACGGTACGCCATCGACAGTACATTCGCAGGTATCCTCAATGCCTCCGTTGATCTGGAAGTTAAATAATTTGAACTTAACGTATTCAAACCTCTCATTGATCAGGCTCTCGAACATCTTTGTCTTGGTGTGGGCGAATATCGTAAGGCCGTATTCATTGTTTTCCACGTCAGCGACCTGCTGAGCGAGACTTTCCTGCTCGGCCTCCAGCTCCAAAGCTCTGACGGTGCCTTTATCTCTGGTTTTGCGCCGTTCCTCAGACTTAGAGTTATTATCCAGCCAGGTCCTGATCTCCCTTCTCTCTGTCTCAAGTGCGCTGGTGTCCTCGGCAGCTGCCATCGGATTCTCGGCAATCCACCGACAGCAATCATCGTACTGTTGTTTATATACAGCATGATCGGTTTTGGGAATCTCGATATTGATGAATTCCTCGGCTGTCATTAAACCAAGAAATATAATATTCTTATGTTTACCGGACTTAACCCTGATCTCATCTAAGAGTTTTTGATCAGCCTCGATCTTGGCTTTAACCTCCTCGATCTTTGCTTTCAGTTCCTTGCCTATCTTCTCATTGGCAGCAATAGCAGTGACTTTGCTTGCCTCGAATTCCTTTTGTGCTTTCTCCTGGTCAGCACGTTTATAATCCTCCGGCAGTTCCTGACCACAGGTAGGGCATTTACCGTCACCCTCCCATATCAATTTTTGCGCTCGGAGTTTCTTCCATTCAGCAACCTTGCCATCCTTACGGAGCTCCAAGTCCCTCTGATCGATATTCAGATTAGTTATACGCTTAGTGATTGTCTCAAATTGATAGTTGAGGGTTCGGCCTTCTTCTTCCCATATCCGATAGTCGTTCTCGTACTTATACTTATGGTCAGCATATTTGGTTTTAAGACTGTTTACTATATCAAGCAATAAGGCCTGAGTTTTATCTCTTGAGATGATCTTCTTTGTCAATTCCGAATTGGTTGCTTCTATCCTGACTGTTGCAGACTTAGTAAGTTCGTCAATAGCTGCCAGCCTGATTGATTGGTTGGTGGCCTCTCTTTCCAGATCGTCCCACTGTTCTATTTCCGGCATCCCACGTTTCACTTCATCAATTCGGGAAGGTATCTTATCAAGATCATCCTTGAGCTTCTTTCTGGTGGCAGATAGCATTTCCCGCATCCGGGATATGATTTTCTTTTCTGTAATGACTGTCATTAAGAAATCCCGGGCTTTCTCGCTCAGGTCGCTTGGCAGGTTGGCAAATACCTCAGTGTCGGAGAGTTCAGGGGCCAATGAGATGAGGATATTTCGCTGAACTGACCAGTTTTGGGTAGGAAAGAATTCTGGATTAGTCAGTAATTTGAACAGGGCCTCGGGACAAATAGCATCTATTTCCTTGTTATATTCTGCCATTGTCACCGGTGCATTATCAACATAGTATAGTGTCTCGTTTCCCTGAAATACTGTTTCGGTCTGTCCCCTGGGCTTAACCCATTTCTCTTTAAGGACCCGGCGCAGCATCAGCGATCTGCCGTTGACCATCAGCTGACTGCTGACCTCATGTTCTATATAAGGTATGGCTTTCCCATCAGGTCCGAGAGTCTTTACATTGAAGTCCTTCCGGTCTGTCGAGTCTTTGCCGAACAGTAGCCAGAGGAATCCGTCAAAGATCGTGGTTTTGCCTGTGGCATTTTCCCCACTGATCGATGTTTGATGAGTAAATTCAACGAGCAGCTGCTTTATGCCCTTGAAGTTTACAAATCCGAGTTTCTTTAATTCGATTGTTGTCATATAGTTAGTTTAAGTTTTCAATAGAATAATCAGGCCTTGTCAGTTCTGCCCTTGCTTTCTCCTTCTCGCTTATAAAAAATTCATGTAGTTCCTCGCGTTCCGCATGGGTCATTCCCTCGACCAGTCCCGGGTTGAGTACGTCCATGAGCCTTATCATAAATGATCTGCTGGCAAAAGCCAGTGCAATTACTTTTTCTTCCGGGTCTGTTATAAACAGCTGGACCCGGGCTGTTCTTTTGGCATGATCTAATACAAGATCAACCAGCCGTTTCTTGATTGGTTCTAAGTTCATTTGAATCGTCCACAAATTTAATCCTTGTTTTGATTACTACACCATCTATCAGGGCTGATTGTCCGGCCCTGAGCTGGACCGCCGGGAGTTCCTTTGTTATCCCGGCAGCCCTCAGGGTGAACTGACCTGTTATTACTGCCTGGTATTTCTCATCGGACTCTATACGGATGATCTTAAAACTCAGGCTGGTGAATCTCTCAGTTGATTTGGTGTACTGACGTGTCATGTTAATCTTTATTTGGTTCTAAAATATGTGCCATGTAGATGAACAGTTGATTGGGTTCATCTCCCTTTGTTACTTTCAGGACGAAGAACCACTGAGGCAGGTGGCTATGATATTCGAGCATTGCAATCAGGTCCCCGGGCCTGATCTCTCCGATGTAGAATACCACTGCATGAAATACGAGATGGTTGAATGTCTCGAATATTCCGCAACTATGGCCATGTCCCTGCCAGTCCCGGAAGTCCACCAGCTTCTGATCGCTGTCGTCTATATACTCAACGACCTCCATGAGCTCGCCGGGTGTGCAGTCAAGTACGAACTTGTTCCAGTTGCGCTTCCATAGCGGTTCCCTGTTCTTATGCCAGTAGAATAGCCATACTCCTGCTACCAGAAGTACGGCCATTGCTGATAATACTATATATCCGTTCATACTAATAGGTATCTCCGGTTTCGGTGTTCTCAACTACCGAGAAATCCCTTCTCAGGTTATTCCCGATATTGCGCTTCTTGACCCGCTTTGCTGCCTTGCCCCAAGCCTGACGTGCATTACGGGCCTTAACTGTTACGGTCAGTTCACCCTGAAAGTAAACCTCGACTCTGAATTCCTTATTCTTTGTCATACTCCCTCCTTTCCTTCTTCAAGGTCCTGTAGTTCCTGTTTGAGATCGTACTCATAGTTATCAAGGTGGTGCCTCATCCTTGAGATATACCTGAGTGTTTCGCTGTGCAGCTGTTCAAGTAATTCATCGGGAAGACTACACCCCGAAACTATCAATCTGTCGCCTCCGGTGCTCATGTTAGGACGTGCCGTTAATAGTCTCGATCTTTTGCTACTACTGAATTCGATCTCATTCGTTTCGATCAGTACTGCCTTAGCATACTGAGCATGATCAATCTTCTTTAAGATTTCTGCTCCTTTAATGATTGTTTCCTGTTTCATTTGTCCGTCTTTTAGTTAATACTATTTTTACCTATATAATGTTCATTAGCTATTGCGAAGGCCTCAGCGAATCCCCTTGGTGTGTATGATCTCAGCTCCTTGGTTCTCTCGCTGGCTCCTCCGTATATCTGTACCGGGCTGCCCTGCCTGCATACACGAACCGGCTCAATGGGTTTTGTTGGCAGGTTGTGACAAAAGTCACCCCACAGGCCGGTCTTCTTCGTGTATGCTTCGCATCTGACCACAAAATCTATTTCCTCCCTGTTGATATCCCGTCCATCTTTGCGCCGGATACGATCTAACTCATTGTGGTCGTGATCAGTTAGATTGAGATATCCTGCATAGTCGCAGGGGTTAAAGTACATCGGCGGGTCCAGCCAAGGGAATAGTTTCTGAATCCTTCCCACAGGGTTCTCCAGCGCCCAAAACCAGCTCAGGCCTGCCTGTTCTGCCTCCTCGTACCAGTCCAGATCGGTAGGAGTAAACAGATCAACAATCCTGAGTACCTGACTGATCAGTTCCATGCCTTCAGCTGTTCTGCCGTCCTTATCCTTGGCGGGCCAGTACTGTGCGCCTGATACGGCCATGTGTGTGCATGGAGGGGCAGCCAGTATGCCATCGACTGAATCGAACTGTTCCAGTGTGGCCTCACAGTCTGTCAGGAGGTTAATATCCATACCCTTGTCGTGCTTCACGTCCCAGGGCCAAACGTCCCAGCCCCGGTCTGCGAATGGCTGGCCCCATATTGTGCTGTAGTCAAAGAATGATATCAGTCTGTTCATAGTTTTTCTGTTTTTGGCAATATCCCCTTCAGCCATTCAATGTGTGCCTGCTCCATCCTGAGGACCTCATCATAGGTATCTGTGTTGATGTTCTCCAATATGATGTTCTCCAGTATTCTATGCAGTGCTTCCGGGGGTAGTGCGTCCACCTCCCACGATGTTGGGCCATGTTTGGCTATATATTCCTTGGCCCTCGGGTCTGTGATCTTGGCCGGGTTAGGTGGAGGGTCGAACTGTTCTATCTGGTCCCACGTCAGGGCTATTGGTATGATCTCAAAGTCATAGACTCCCCTGAACTCGTTTATCCGCTCTGATATATCCCTGATCATGTCCTGTCCGCTTGGGTCGAAGTCACCAATGTAGATAACCTTACAGGTCTGGTTGTCGGTGGTTGCCAGATGCCTGACGAACCTGCGGTGTGCATCGTGCATGGCCGTTGCGCTGCTATACCCACGATTAACCACGATATTGATTCCGTACTTCTCAGTCACCCTCTTTAATACTCCTGATAATGCGTCCTTCTCGACCCATACCTCTATATATAATGGCTGGCCTTTCATCCGGTCGCATCTGTACTGGCTTATGCAAGCATCAATGATCTCGGCTGGTGATTCCCAGCTGGCCGGCTTATCTGGTTGCCTGAGGCGGTCCTCAATAGCTTCCCAATCTACTATGCCGGCCATCCGGCCCTCCTTGAGGAGGGTGGACAGCTTGGCATACTCTTTCACGTTGTTGGGTATCACGTCCCGGCTAACGAGCTGGTAATAGAGCTGGCGCAGGGTTAGCTTATAACCCTGTGCCTGGTAGTTCATCACGATCTGGTTGATCACGTCCAGCCTGATCTTATTGGCTGGTGATAGGCGGATTTCTCTGTACTGAATTTTCATATTTTCCTTTCTTTGATTGCGTCTGTATCTGAGGCGTACATTGCTGTATTGTAGTACAGCAGATCGCCACCGCATACTGAGGTTATGCCGACCATCAGGGGATTAAGGCCCAGACAGGCAAAGAATAGCTTGTCGTCATTTGTAAGCCTGCTATGTGCCCGGCCTGTTTCCTGCCAGCTCTTAACCATGCGGTTGATGCGTACCATCTCGGTCTCTTTGTCTGGTTCTTGGGAGTAACAGGGGAATATCTGTTCGCCATAGGCCCAATGACCATTTGACAGGTTAACCACGCAGAACTCTTTTTGAGACCACAGGGCAGACTCTGTTTCCTCACCATACTTAGACCTCTTTTGGGTGCTGATCTCAATTCCTGAGATCACAGCACGCACCGGAGGGGCCTGATTGAAGTTTCCTCTCCAGAGGACAGTATCGCCTATGGCGAAACTGTCCTTTACTCTTACCTCGTTAATGATCTGTGCCATGTCAGATTGAGTTAAGTGTTCGTATTATATTGCGCTGGTGGACCAGCAGGCCGATCATCATGCCCTGCCAGATGATATTGTCCTCACCCTTGAGCTGGTGACGCATAACCTCGATCTTCTCCCTCAGTGCATCGGCGATTGTACATTTCTGTTCGTAGCTAAGGGCTGAGGTCTTGATCTTGATGAGTGTCCAGTCCCACACCCCGAAGTTCTTGGCATATCTTACCTCGATGTCTTCGGGTTGGTTGCGGGAGAGCATGAGCATCTCATCATGTTCTTCTCTGCTCCAGTTGGGAGCGTCACAGGTGGATATACGGGCTGAGCCATTCTTCCTTGCCTGTTCGATTGTCTTTTGTACTGTATTCATTTGTCAGATGTTTGGTTACTGCCTTATGGCATTGCACCGGGGAGGGGAGTCGGACCCCTCACCTTTTGCCTCTCCGGTTATCTCAATAGGTTAGTTGCAACGAATCTGAGCTCATCACTATCGAGTTTCATTCCGGCCTTGAGTTTGGAAAGTATAATCATAGCCGGGCTGAACCAGTCGGACAGGATTATATAGTTATCATCATCCCGGCAATCTTCCTGAGTTAGGGGACAGGTCACGAGTTTATCAAGTATATCCTGAAGCATACTGGTCTGTTTCTCAAGGTCGCTGCTCAGGGCCTCGATGGTGTTATCCTTGGCCCGGCATAGTCTTTCCAGATTATCAATCTTCTTGGCCTGTTCATCAACCTGTATCCTCCGGTCGTCCGGCCATACGTTCAGGAAGATCGGGAAGTCATTGTCGATGTTGTAGTACATCTGATTGAAGTCAGCTCCGGTGAACTGTTCGGCGAAGTATCCGTCAATCGAAAGGAGATCGCCGAGGAGTTGTTTCTCCCCGGCTTTTCCTTGTGGTGTGAGTCTTACTTTCTTACTGGTTGCCATGATTACCATTTATTAATGTCTCATCAACATCAGGGTTATCCACAATCTTGAAATAGGCCTCCTCTTTCTCGCTCTCAGTCATTGGGAATTCCCGGCCCCATTTTGAACGGCCGTCTTCATGTCTGTGGTGTTTCATCATGTACTCGAGCATGACTGTCTGGTTGTGGTGTGTCATATCCTGCAACCATTTTACGAGGACCTCAGGGGAGTTACATTCGATCATGTGTTTCCGGGCGTTACGTTTGCGCAGGCCGTCCAGCTTATCGCTAAAATGCTGTGAGAGGTTTGCGCCATGTGGTTGTTCTTCCTTATATCTACCTTGTTCAAAGTAGAAAAGAAAGTGCTGGTATGCGTCAAACATACGCAGCTGGTCAGATGTTGGTTTGTTGTTCATTGTCAGATGTTTTAGTTCGTAATTTGATCATATCTTCAACTGTCTGTTTGAGGCAGTTGATCTGCACCCATAACTGAGTTATGCGGTGGTGGGTGAAATCAGAGCCCTCGATCATTTTCGAGGTCTCTGATAACATTTTGGTTAAGTCGTCCTTCTTCATACCTTTATTATAACAGGCCGTTATCGGCGAATGAATAGTAGTCTTTGTCACTGATCACGATATGGTCCAGCAGTTGAATATCCATGATATTGCCAGCCTCTTTAAGCTTCTGAGTTACCCTTGTATCACTCTCAGATGGATTGATATTTCCTGACGGGTGATTGTGACAGGCGATGATCGCTGAGGCCTTGAGTAAGATCGCCTCCTTCAAGATCATCCGGATATCAGTGACAGTGCCGTTAATACCGCCCTGTGACATTCGCTTACGGGCCAGAACCTTATTAGACCTGCTCATGTAAGCAATCCAGAACTCCTCATGCGCAAGATCAGCAACAATGGGCTGAAAGAGGTTGAAGATATCTTTGGAGCACATTATCTTCGGTTGTTCCTCAGCATCTTGCAGTTGTTTGCGCCTCCCGATCTCAAGAATAGCAATCAGTGATTTGGCTTCCCGCTTAGTCAGGCCAGCAGCAACCAATTCGGTCATTGTAAGCTTGGCGATGCTCCGCAGATTGTCATTAAACTGAGCGAGCAGGGCCCGGACCTTCTCAGGCTTTGAGCCCATCGCAACACTCAGCGTCTCAGAATCAGAGAGTGACAACACTCCTGAATTCTCCATCCTGTAAGTGATTTCGCTGTTCATGACATTGAGTAATAAAGTTCATACTCCACCATGATCTCAGACTCCTGCTCCAGCGGACACGTCCACGATGCAGTCCTGAATCCCGGATGAAACAACTGGAACAACTGATCATAGCGCTTGTTCCTCGGGTCGTTGTCATCAACCAATACAAAGGATGAACCTTCAAACAGTTCGTCCTTCAGTGCTTTGTACTCCTCGTACAGTCTCTTTAAATTTGTCATTTGTCAGATGTGTTTAGTTTAATGTGCTTGTCTATGATATTACAGAACTCAATGTACCAAGTCCAACTGAATATCGGATTGTAATAGGCTTCAGAGTTCTCAAGTACTCCCTTTCTCGTTAGTTCAGCGATCTTGTTTAATCTCTCAATGAAGATCATCTGATAAAACGGGTGTGCTGCAAGTATCTCCTTGATCAGGTTCTTGATCACCACGTCATTTGTCAGTTCTTTTACTTTCTTTGTCATTTGTCAGATGTGTTAGTTAATTACTTCGATACTACATTGATCAAAACAACCGTCCGGCCATTCTTTAACTCAATGGTCTCCCGGTCCGTCTCAATCCAATCATGCTGGTCTAAATACTCTTTTACCTGCCATGCAGTTGTAAAGGTCCGACCATTGACCTTGTACATTGTTCCAAAATACTTTTTGCTCATGTCGTCAGATGTTTGGTGAATACTATCAATTAACTGTGATCTTGTTTTAGATGCCTCAGCAAATGTTCTCGCCTGTATGAAAACCCCTACCCCATCAGGCATTAGAAAGTAATAAAGACACTGCCCCGGCTTCAATCCCTGACCATACAACGCAGTAATCAGAAACCGCTCAGGCTTGAGTAATCTCTGAAGCTTTCCGTATCTGTCTGATTTTGTGGCTTTTACCATTGGGTTCGCTTTTCAGTCCGTCTTTCTGAGTACAATATTATATAATGTCTGACACATTTCCAAACATATTTGTAATTATTTTTCATTTGGCAGTGAGCTGGCAGTTCTAAAACCCTCATTGCATGAAGCTGACCTCATATTTACTGACAGCTGTCAGTACTATCTGAAAAAAGAGCCCTTTTTCCGCTGTCAGTCCTTGGCAGTGCTGGCAGTGACGCAGCGCAAACAGTGATTAGGTGTGCTATTGTGATACTGCCACATTCCTGGCAGTGCTTATTCAGGTCTGGCGATCTTTCCGGCCCGGGTTCCGGTGGCACCTCACCCCTGTTGGCCTGCTCGTTTTGTCTGTTGTTAGCGTGCTAAGACGTGGTCATCCGGCCCGATCTTAGCGGGCTAAGATATCCGGGCCTAAAACAGTGTTAGCGTGCTAAGATATGCCTGTTAGCGTGCTAAGATCAGTGTTAGCGGGCTAAGAATCGAAAAAATGGGTACTGAGTATCAGTGTGTTACAAATGTTAGCGAGTGTTTAGTCCACATATATATATATAAGAATAATATTCTTTTCTTCTTCTTTCTTTATTGTGACTTTCTTTCTTATTGATTTGTGATCTCAAAATTTTGTAACTTGGCCCTGTTAATTAACACCACATAGCTATGGCAACAAAAGGAAGACCACGTAAGGAGCCGGCAACTGATCCGACTGACACAGCACAGGAGCAGTATAATCCGGCCAATGACCTTGAACTGATCAAGACTAAACTCAGGAAGAAGTACTTTGAACTCAGGAATGACGGCCTGCAATACGATAACCGGGACGATCTCCTGAATTATGTATGCAGAATCCTTGGAATGGGCCGTCAGAAACTTGAATGGACGCTGGAGGACCTGTAAACCAGTCCTCACTTACCTTTTTTAGCATGAGCTTTCAGGTGATCACCTGCGAACTCATGCTTCTTTTTGTGCTCTGGTAGGTCCTTGCCTTTGCTTGCATTGTTCCACTCATCAACATTAACTCCTTGTGCCTCAAGCTGTTTGCGGTGGGCATTGAAGTATTTGCGCTGTGCATCGGATTTGTATGGCATGACAAAACGGATTAGTTAGGAATTCTTTTTCAGACCCCCCCCCCGTACGGCACCCGGCAAGGCATGAGGCGGGTCCGGTACCGTTCCTCGGGCCTGGTGCTCTTAAATTTAGGGGGGTGTTAATAATATGTTTTTCTTTTAGGGGCCCCATGACTATCTGAGTTTTCCGGCATATCGTTTCTCAATATCAGAGATAATCCCTGTTACAAAGGAATCATCGAGTACAAGGCCTCCAAAGACGATTATGAACTGTTTGCAGCTGAATCCTGATCTACCGAGTATCAGTTCTTCGGTTCCAACCGATATCACGTTAGAGGCTGTCTGGGAGAACCAGTTTTTCTTGTCGATTGTACCGAATAGGTAGAGTGTAAATGGGGCCTCTACTCCGGGGTTTATAAGTCCGTACAGGAGTGTTCTGTGGAGTTTTTTGAGGCTCACGTCCTCTCCGTACTTCATTGGTCGGGTTTCGGCATGGACCATTATCTCCTGTGCGGTGGTTGTACGTTCAGTGTTGAGATCATCGAGATTATGGGCGCTATCTTCGTATCTGGCACCGTAGATATTGGGAAAGTCATATACAAATGCGTCCCAGACGTTTGTGATTTTGAACCAGGCTTTGCTGGTGATGTTATAGACGTAAGAGTAAGCGTATGCGTTATTTGAGACAATGATTTCCTTGGCTATCTCGGTGTTTGGGAGGTTTACGGTGCAGTAAGCGAATATAGCACCGGCAGCGTATGTCTCGAATTCCACTGTATCCAGGAATGGTTGTATCTGGTAGGTATTCGGGTCGTTGATGATTTTCTGGTAGTCGAGTAATTCCGAGAGCGGGGAAGTGGCTTTTCCGATCATCTGTTCGGAAATGTTTAATGGGTCCCTCCCGGATATTACCATCAGGCCCTCTGTTGACATGAAGATCACTGCTCCGTCAATTCCTATGATGGATTTGGGGTTATTGCAGACCTTTCCTGAGAGTGGGTGTATGCTGTCGATGAGTATATCACCTCCTCCGATGTTCAGGGCCCATATTCCTCGCGAGGTAAAGACGAATATCGGGTATTGTCCGAACTGGCTGGCACCCAGGGGTACTGCGTTTGTGGCCATTCCCCGGACGAAACCATCAACTCTGTAGGAATTCAGGGCCGGGTAGTAGTAAGGGTTCTCGAATTCCGTTGCCTGTATGCGGTCAGGGTCGGAGTAGGTGTCGTCTATTGTCAGGGTTATAGAGGGCCATGAGGTAGGAACTGCAGCGAGGGTGTACCAGCCAAGTGATAGCAGAGGATATATCCAGATGCTGAAGTTCAGACCTATCATCTGTTTGATCGTCTGAGTATCTGCCCGTCTTGTCACCTGATCTGCTCCTTTGTACCAGACCTCGAAACTCTTTGCCCGACTGT